GCGCCCGCGGGTTGCGTCGAAGCGCCAACCTCCCGCGGGTCGCGATTGACCACGGCCGCTTCCAAATCTTCGAGCCCCATGCCCTCGAAGGGCGTACCGGGGATAAGCGCCAGCGCCCGGGCCAGCAAGGGCCCCAGCTTCGCCAGCCGGCGGTTCTCCTCGCGAAGCTGATCGTTGTCGGCACGCAGGCGATCCCGATCAACCTCGACAGCGAGGAATTTCTCCTGGTACGTCGCCCACTCCCGCAAGGACAGTGGACGAATAGGCGGCATCGCAAAGTGGTCCCCGTCGTGGCCGGCCGGTCGGCCGCAACGTGCGCCGCTCGCGTGGGTCTCTGTGCACCGATCGCCGTCGCTCATCGTGAGCCTCCCTGGTGCCGACGGGTCAACTCGCCCGTTCGCACCTTCTCTCGGGTCTCCCGCACTATCTCCCTAGCCTGAAGCTCAGACATCCACGGTGGCTTTCGCACGAGGCGGTCACCCGCTGGAACGAAGCCTCGCCGAATGAGTTCCGCCCTCGCTGCCCGATGCGCTGCCGACAAGCGCGCGACCGAGAGAGCAGCGAGGCCGGTCACGCAGATCGCGCCTGTCGGCAAGACGAGAAACCACACCGGGCTCACGTCGTCCCTCCCAGTGGGGGCTCACCCCAGTCGTCATCATCGGCGTCGCCGCTCCCGATGAGCAAATAGGCGAAGAGCCCCGTCAGCGCAGCCGCCGTCAGCAGGATCACCGCCGCGCCTGCGCTGGTCGTTAGGACGTCGACGAACTGCGCGCCGGTCATCGGCAGAACTCCACGAACAGCCGCACCCCCAGCGCATCGGCCACCTTCGCGAGCGTCTCCACGGTGGGACTGCCCTCCTCCGCTTCGAGCTTCGCCACCTGCTGCTGGGTGACGCCAAGGCGGGCGGCCAGCGCGGTCTGGGTCATCCTCTGCGCGTTCCGGAACTGCCGGATCTGCTCCCCGATGCGGAGGAGTTGCGGGTCGTTGTCGCCGGGCCGCGGGCGAGGGGGCACAAGCTTCTGAAGCGTGTCGTTCGTCTCGGCGGCGCCCTTGCGGAGCTTCTCGGTCCAGACATCGGGTGGCATGGGGCCCCTCACGCTGCCTCCGTTTCTCGCGGCCCCGCCTCGCCGGGCACCTCGCGCATCGCCGCCGCCAGCCGACGCTGGGCCTTGGCGATCTCCTTTCGCAGCCCCACCGTGTCGCGCTCGAATCGGTCACGGGCCCGCGCGATCCGCTCCTCGGCCTCCTTGCGCTTCCCCGGCGCCTCGTCCCGCCGGTTCTTCACCTCGACGAGCTGCTGCTCGCGGGTAGCCAGCGTCTGCCGGAGTGACGACAGCGACCACTCCATCTCGCGGATCCGCTCGTGGAGCTTGGTGATGGCGTCGCTCACGAGCCCTACGTCGGTGGCCGCGTCCTGCTCGGCGATGGCCCAGCGGCTCGCCTCGACCCGGTCCGCGTCGAGCTTCCGCTCGAGCGCCTGCTCGCGCCCGGCCAACTCGCCCTCGAGCTTGGCCACCTCGCGCTGGAGGGCCTCGCGGCGCCTGGCAGCTCGCGCCTCCTCGCGCTCGTCGCGCGCCGCTGGTGGCGGTTCCACCGGCTTCGCCTCGGTCCGCGCGTAGGCAGCGAGCCGCGCCTCGGCCGCCCGCTGGGCGCACCCGCAAAGCACGCGCTTGCCGCGCTTCTCGGGCAGCACCTCGATCTCGATTTCCGCCGTGGCCGCTTGGCCGAGGAAGAGCACCGTCCCCCGGCCGTTGCAGTTGCGGCAGTCGCGGCGAGCCCACGAGAGCACCCAGGGCAGCGGCACCGAGTACTTCCCGAGCTGGATGCGCTGGACAGGCACCGGCGCCGGCAACGGCGGGGCGAGCGCGCCGGCCTGATGGTCGACCTCGACCGGCGTCTGCGCGGTGGTCTCCTCGCCGCTCACGACGGCCTCGCGCCGTCGGTCCACGCCGCCTCGTCCTCCATGCGCCGCTCGCGCAACTGCTGCTCGCGGATCCGTTCCGCCTCCTCGGGCGTGGATGCCTGCTGCGGGTCGGTGATCTCGCCGCTGGCCTCGGCGCGGTCGTGCCCGTGCGAGGACTTCACCGCGCCGCCGTTGCGCTTCTTGCGGGCGCTCTTCTTCGTCTCGCCCTCGCCGCTCGCCTCCGCGCCGGCGTCGCCCTTCGGCGGCTTGTCAGTGCCCGGCAGGTCGAGCTGCGCCTTCTGGAGCTTGATCCCCACCGTGACGTGTGTGTTCTCGCCGAAGAACATCCACGCCTCAGTGCTGTAGGGGAACTGGAACTTCAACTCGGCCTGCGGCTCGTCGGGCTCCTTGTCCTCCTGGAGCTTCTTGGCCTTGCCGATGGCCTTGATGCCGAAGATCTCGCCGAGGGCCAGCGCCTCGCCCTTCGTCCCCTTGAGCGTCGCCTTGGCGGTCACGGCGTCGATGGGGAACTCGATCTTGGTGATGGTGCGCTCGTTGAGCGCCTCGACGGCATCGACGCCGAACTGGCCGGCGATGCTCCGCCCGATGTCCTCGTCGAGGTCGCGGCGGAAGGTCACGCGTAGAACGCGCTGGACGGGGCCGTCGACCTTCGGCACCAGGTTCTCGATGCTCTTCACCTCGGCTTGCAGCTCGTAATCAAACATGGGTCCCTCCTCACGCGGTTTGGGGTAGCTCTTCCTGGTGCGGGCCATCGTTGCCAGCCTCGATGTCGGTGAAGCGATAGTGGCGGCCGGTCCAGTGCGCCTCGACCTCGGCGCTCGGGCCGTTGCGGTTCTTCTCGATGACGAACGTCACCGGGCCGTCCTTCGTCGCCTCGCGGTTCCAGATCAGCAGCACCAGATCCGCGGCGTAGTCGATGTCGCCCGATTCCTTGAGGTCCTTCATGCGCGGTGGCCGCTCCGCTGCGTCCTTGCCGGTGCGGGCGAGCGACGACACCGCCACCACCGGGATCTTCAGTTCCTTCGCGAGGGCCTTGAGCTCGCGAGCGTCGTTGCCCACCTGCTGGGCGCGGCTCCAGCGGCCGCTGTCTCCCGCGGCGAGCTGGAGGAAGTCGAAGACGGCGAGCGCCTTGCGGTCGGGGTGCCGCGTGCGCCACACGCGCGCCTTGGCCGCGAACTCCCGCACGGTGGTGATCTCGTCCTCGACGTAGAAATCGAGCTTCTCGAGCACGCCGCGCGCCCGGTAGAGATCGCGGTAGTGGGCGGTCGTGAGCTCGCCCCGCCGCAGGTGGTACGAGCTGATCTGCGCGAGGTGGGCGAGGGCGCGCTCGGCGATCTGCTTGCGGCCCATCTCGAGGTTGGCCATGAAGCAGGTGCCCTCGTCCTCGATGCACAGGTTCAGCCCCGCCTGCACGGCGATGGCCGACTTCCCCGCGCCGGGGTCGGCACCGATGATGATCAGCTCCTCGTCGTTCCAGCCGCAGGTGATCTCGTCGAGCCGCTCGATGCCCGTCCGCACCCCGCGCTTCTTCGCGTCCTGGCGCTGCTGGATCTCCTCGATGAGGGCCGCCGTGCACTCGTGCAGGAAGCGCAGCTCGGTCGCCGCCCGCATGCTGAGCTTCACGAGCTGCTTCGAGGCCGACTCCACCAGCTCGGCCGTCTCGCCGTCGCCGTAGGCCCGAGAGGCCATCTCCGCCGCCAGCCGGATCACCTCGCGCTTGGCGGCCGTGTCGCGGACGATCCGCACATAGGCGTCCACGTTCTCGGCGGTCGGCACGGCCTCGACGAGGCGGAGCAGGTAGTCCTCGCCGCCCTCGAGCCGCGCGAGCGCGCCCCGCGCTTTCAGCTCGGCGCCCACGGTGATCGGGTCGAGCGGCATCCCGCGGTGCCGGAGGAGCAGCATGGCGTCGTAGATCTCGCGGTGGGCGGGCGCATAGAAGGCATCCATGGGGAGCTGGTCGGCGACCGCCGGCCAGACGCTGGGGCGGATGAATACCGAGCCGAGGACGCTCCTCTCGGCGTCGAGGCTATGCGGCGGCGTCCGGTCACGGAGACCAGCGTTGCCGTTCGAGGGCAGAGGCAGCGGGGTCACGCTCATATCGGCTGCGCCTTCGGGTCGAAGACCTTCCGCCTCGCGTGGGCGGCGCGCTTCTGCGCGGCGGAGACCATCTCCTCGCGCAGCTCGGTGAAGCGGGCCATCCACGCGCCGAAGGCAAACGCCGGCGTCTTGAGGCGCTCGTCCTCCCAGTCCTCGTCCCCGCTCGTGACGTGCTCGAAGAGCCGGCGCATCGTCGGCTTCACCGCGACCACGTCGTCCGGTGTGAGGCGGGCCGCGAACGTGTCGGCCTTGCCGTCAGCGGACGGCGGGACCGTCCACGGCAGCCCGCCGAGGAACTCCGCTCGGATCTGTCCGAACCAGCACTGCAGGTCGTATCCGGCCAGGCGCCGGACCGGAGGGGCTTCGAGGGGCGGGGGTGGGATCACCGCCGGTGGTGGTACCGGGCCCGGTGCTAGGGGCTCCGGTCCGGGATCGCGCGCGAGCGCGCGCGAGTGAGAGAGATCTCCGGATCCGGATCCGGATCCGGATCCGCCGGGCTGGGCCTGTCCTAGGACCGGCCTGGCCGCGGAATTACGAGGCCCCAATGATTCCGGTGGGTTGTCGGAGGCCTGTCCTAGGACCGTCGAAGCCGGGGAATTACCCGGCTCGTCCTGTCCCAGGCCTGTCCTAGGACCGTCGTTGGCCGAGCCCTCGGGCGGGATGATGGAGTCGCATTCCCTACGATGCGGGTGCTGATGACGCAGGAACGACCGGATCTGAATGTAGCCGCGCCCACCAACGGTGTAGCGCCTGATGAAGCCCTGGGCGGCGATCTCCCGAAGCAGGGCATCCATGTCGACCTCGTCCACCGGCAGGATGGCCAGCTTGAGGGAGAAGGGCTTGTCGGCGAGCCGGCCCTCGCGGTCGGCGTGGCAGGGCAGGAACGCCCAGACGTAGCGCGCGTGGATGCTGAGCTTGTTCACGTCCTCGTCGACGGTCTGCTGCGGGTTGAGGGAGCGCGTGCGGGCCATCTACGCCGCCTCCGTCGCTGCGCCGGCGTCCTGTACAGAAACCGCCGTTTCTGTATCGATGCCCTCGAGCGCGAGCATCACCGCGTGTCCGCGTTCCACCAGCTCCGGCGCGGCGTCGTAGCAGCGCAGGCCGTGCATCACCGTCGTGTGGTCGCTGAGCCCCAGCGCCTCGGCCACGCGGTCGAGCGGCAGGTCGAGGTAGCGCCGGAGCACCGCCATCGCCACCCACCGGGCGCGCACCTGGTGGGGGCGCTTGCTGCGCTCGGTGAGCTCGCCAACGGTGATCCCGGCGCCGCTGGCCACCAGCTCGAGGGCGGCGCGGACGAGCGCGCGCTGCTCCACCTCGTCGGCCGGCGTCGAGCTGACCAGGACCGGCGGCAGGGGCAGCGGGAGCTGCTCAGGGACGCTGGCTAGCACCTCGGTGGCGACGGCGCGGACGGCGGCCTCGAGCTGGCGGGTGGCCTCGAACTCGCGACGGAAGATGTCGACGAGGCGGTGGTCGTCGAGATGGGTCATGGCCGCCACACCGCTTCTGATGCCGCGTCCTCGCGCACGGTCAACTCGACCAGTGCCAGCTTCTGTTCTGGGACCGCAGATGCGACGATTCCAGCGAGGCGCGCAGCCAGCCACCGGGCGAGCCGCTCCACAGTCGGATTCGTGGACACGGCGGCGGCTTCGACGGTTGAGCAGCGCTCGGCCAGGTCGTTGAGGCAGTGGTGGTCGACGAGCCGAAGTATCGGCCCTATCACCCGATCGAGCGCGTCGTACTCGATGAGCATACCGACCTCGTCCAGGTCACCGCCGACGGTGACGCTGACCTCGTACCGGTGGCCATGCAGGCGTCGGCACTTGTGGTGTTCGGGCACCCCGCCCGTGAGGCGGTGGGCGACCTCAAGATCATAGCGGCGGCGGATCAGAACACCCATGACGTCTGCCTCCTGGCGTTGTCCAGCGGCCGCAGCGTGACCGCGTAGCGGGTCGGCGAGGTGCCGTCGAACGAATGAGCGCCGGCTAAAGCGCACTGGCGAATGCGTCGGCTGCTGTTCACGCGGCCAACGTGGAGGTGGGCGCCACGCTCTCGCGCGAGCCGCCCCCAAGCCGGCAGCGTCCTGACCTTCCACCAGGTGGGCGCCTCATTGCTGCCGCCTACGAAGATCCCCACCCTCGGCCCGAGCAACGGCGCGACGTCGCCGGGCTGCATTCCGTCCTGGACAGGCACCAGCAGACGCCGCCCGAACCGCTCGAGTCGCGGCAACCACGACTCGGTGAGCCTCAGCGATGCTACCCCGCCAGCTACGACGTCCGGCGCGGTGATGAAGTCGGCGGCGGCCCCGAGAGCCTCGACCAGCTCCATGAAGAGCCTCTCATCCCACGCGCGGCCCTGCCGGTACGCTGTCCAAGCGCCGTTGTCGATGGCGTATCGGGCGAACCCCTCGGTCCGGTGACGACCTGTGGCCGAGACCATAAGCCCCCAGCCAGCCGCCCGCAGGGCCTCGAGGTTGCGCCGGGTGCCGGTGCGGCTCGCGTACGCCATCACCCCTGCCCCCCCGAGGCATCCGGGCCCGAGGCGCCAACCCCGGGCCCGCCGGCTCCCGCCGGTTCCAGTCCCCTCGTCTGCACGAGGGCCGCGCCGTTGTATTCGAAGGCCCTCCCCTGCTCGTGGCAGGGCAGCACGAAGCGACCGGCCTTGATGATCCGACGCGTCTTCGTCTTGCGGCCCTCAAGGATGGCCCGCACCATCGGGCCCGAGAACAGGATCGGCCGCAGGCGGCTCATGCCCGCGCTCCGATCGCCCCGAGCAGCCGCGGCCAGCCCGACGGCGCCGGCATCCGGCCGTCAGGGAGCCGCTCGTCCTGCCGCCGGTGAAAGCACACGCCGGCGCAGTCGGGGCAGATGGTGCAGCGGAAGCCCGTCGGGCAGAGCCACATGGCCCAGTCGCGGCGGCAATGGCCGCACGGGAGACCGCTGTGGACATAGTTCCGGAGCAGCCCGGCGCGGCTCATGCGCACTCCTCGTCGAGCAAACGGTCAGCGGCCGCCGCGTCAAGCGTGCGGCGGTACTCCCGATCCAACTCTTCACCCGCCGCCTGCATCTGCCGCACGATCGACCGGGCCACGGCCTCGGCCAGCGCCGGCGGCATCGCCTGCCCGATCTGGCTCCAGCGCGCTCGCTTCGTCTTGCCGACGAAGACCCAGCCCCCGGGGAAGCCCTGGAGGATGGCGGCGGCGCGCTCGCTGAGCACGATGGCGTTGGGCCCGAATTGACCCGCGTGCTCGTCGGCGGGAGCGATCTTGTCGATGCCCGCGCAGACCACCGTCGAGGGGCGCTCCCAGGGCCAGTCCTTGGCGCTCATGTATGAGCCGCCGTCGTGGTGACCTGGCGGCGGGATGCGGTCGTCGCGGCAGATGGTGGTGGCCGGACGGTCCCATGGCCATGCCATCGTCGGCGACCCGCGGCCGATGCGATCCTCGCGCGCCTGCACGGCCGTTGCCGGCTCGTCAGGAGAGATCAGCCGCTGGGACTGCGGTACCTCGCCTCGTCCATCGAGCACAGCGCTTGTGCGCAGGACCTGCGCGCCCTGCCCACGTTGCTTCGCTGCGACGGTACTGGCGGGAGCGTCGGGCTCGATGGGCGGGTGCCGCCCGTTGACCAGCACGGTCGCCGGTGGCGCGTGTCCTTCACCACCACTGCGGATTGTCGTCGATGGCCCATCCTGCCCGACGGGAGGATGCTTGCGGCTCACCCGCACCGTCGAGTGACGGCTCGCTCCTCGTAGCGAGCCGTCACTGTGCGTATTCGTGGTCAGCGCCTTGGCCGGCTCGTCCACCGCGCTCGGACGGTGATCGTCCGTGGGCTTCCAGCGCAGCCGCACCGGGCGCCCCATCTCCTCCGGCGGCAGGTGGGCCAGCGCCTGCCGGCACGTCACCCACGGCTTGAGCCCCAGCCCCCCGAGGGCAAGCGTGGGCGACGGGGCGGCGTGAGTCGGCGCCGGCCAGACGAGGCAGGGCCCGGCCAGGTGCCCGAACCAGAACGGGCGGATCCGCCGCTGGGGCACGCCATAGTCGGCGGCGTCGAGCTGCTGGTAGTCGGCGACGCAGTAGCCGTGCCGGCCGAGCCCGCCGATCACCCGCTGGACCACGTGCCACGACGTCGAGTCCTGCAAGCCGGGGACGTTGCCGATGAGGAAGCAGCGAGGCCGCAGGAGCGCGATCAGCTCGCAGGTCTCCTCCAACATGTCGCGCTCGTCGGCGGTGCCCTGGCGCTTGCCGGCGCGCGACCACGGCGTGCAGGGCGGGTCGGCCACCAGCAAATCCACCTCGCCCGGCGACCAGCCGCCGCGTGCCATGCGCACCAGATCGCCGATGTCCATGCGCACCGGCCGGTGGCCGAGGTTTCGCTCGTAGCTGGCGCAGGCGTCGGGATCCCAGTCGAAGCACCAGGTGAACGTGATCCCAGCGCGGCGGAACCCCTCGGCCATGCCGCCCGAGCAGCCATTGAGCTCGATGGCGTTCACGCCGCCTCCAGCACGCTGGCCGCCCGCATCACCCGCCGCCGCGCCTGCTCCTCGATCTGCCGCACCCGCTCCCGCGTGACCCCGAGGAACTCTCCCGCCTCCTCCAGCGTGACCCCGCCCCGGTCAGCGACGTCGAGCGCGCACGTCTCCTCCAGCTCCCACGGCTCGCGCTCCACTTGGTTCAGCTTCAGCGAGCCGGTGACCTCGTTGACGTCCAGGTAGAGGTGCCATTTGCAGGAGACCCACGGGCAGGGCCGGGGGGCGTCCTTGCACTCCCCGCGGGTGCGGGGGCGCTGCACGTCGGTGGGATAGACGACCAGCGCGGCGGCGCGCTTCTCCTCGCGCGAGAGGTGGTGGGACGGGACGGTGGCCATGCCCAGCGTGTGGGGCTTGGAGCGGAGCTTGGTGAGCACCGGGGGCGGAGCCTCCTCGTCCAAGGCGTCGGTCATCGGCCGCCTCCGAACAGCCCGAGCTGCTCCGGCTCTGGCTGGGTCGCCTCGAGGCGCTTCCGGGCGATGCGCTCGTAGGCGGGCTCTCGCTCCCAGCCCACGAAGTCATGCCGCAGGCGGATGGCCGCCACGCCGGTGGTGCCCGAGCCGGTGAAGGGGTCCAGGATGAGCAGCGTCGCCCCCGGCGGGCTGATGAGGCGGATGAGCCACTCCATGAGCTCGATGGGCTTGACCGTCGGGTGGTTGTTGCGGGCGCCGCCGGTGCGCCCCGCCCCGGCCCGAGGGCTCTGCAAGCCGGCGCTCCCCTCACTGCGGTTGGTGGCCTCGCCGGCGGAGGTGGGCGCCAAGGACGCGCAGCCGCGGTCACGTTCGGAGCGCGAAGGCTTGGCGGTGAAAAAGAACCGTGAGGCGCCGCCGGTGTCGTTGTAGGGCTCCCACGGCCCGCGACCGGCGAACGGGTTATAGACCCCTGCGGTCTTCGCAGAGGGCTCGCTGCCGGTCAGGGCGCCGCCTGGCGCACGCTCGCCGCCCTGCACATCCAGCTCCGCCACCGGGCAGCCCGGCGCGCAGCTCTCGCCGCAGGCAGGGCTGTGCGACAGCACGAGGTTTGCGGGCCAGCGGCCGACCGATGGATCGAGCCCAGCTTCATCGCCGCTCTGGCGCGCGAGCCCCAGGAAAGGATGCTTTACCGCACGTGGAGAAGCGGGAACATCTTTCATCCCCGCAATCCGGCACGCGTCGATGTTCAGCCCGCCGGTGCCGTGCTTCTGCACGTTCGCCGCGACGGTCCCGTCGAGGGGCTTGCGCACGAGGATCCAGTGCTCGGTGGCGGGCTTGAGCGCCGTGCCCCACCCGGCCCAGCGCTTGGCGGCCTCGGTGGCCGGCGCGGTCAGATCCCATGCACCGGAAAAGTCGCTCTCGGCGACTTTTCCGGTCTCGAGCCTGGTGCGGCCCCAGTTCTCGGCCTGCCCCACCACCTCGCGCTTCGCGCCCGCCGCCGCGTCGATGGCCTTGCTGACGTCGAGCGACTTCGGGAACCCGGTGCCGAAGTGGTGGGTCACTACGTCGCGGATTTCAAACCCGGCGTCTTCAAGCGCGGTCGCCGTCCAGTGCGAGGTGCGCGGCAGTGCCCACACGAAACCGTGCGCGCCGGGCTTCATCGCCCGCAGGCAGAGGCGCATGATCCCCGCCAGCCACGCCACCCAGGCGTCTCGCCCGCCCTTGTCGCCGTCCCAGTCCTTGCCCATGAACCCGATCCCGGCCGGCGGATCCGTCACCAGCGCGTCCACGGTGCCCGGCTCGAGCGAGGCGAGGCCATCGGGAGCCGCGCAGTCGCCGAGGTGAAGCGCCCAGCTCGCCGTCACGCCACCGCCCCCAGCCTCGTCGGGCACGCCCGGCGGTTATGGCCCTCCACCCCGCAGAACCCGCACTCCTGCCGCCGGCCGCGCCGCTGGAGCCGGGCGCGCAGGTGGTCGGCGAGCACCCGCATCGTCCCGTAGTCCACCGTCACGTGCCGGCTCTCGGCGATCTCCACCAGCTCCTCGACGTCGCTCGGCCGCACAAGCGGCAACCCCTGGTGCGCCTTCACGACAGCACCAGGACCGCGACGCAGATCGCGAGCAGAGCCAGGGCCGCGCAGATGATCGCCGCGAGTTGGTCGTCGGGGGTCATCACGAGGCACCTCGCCCGCGCTCCTCGACCAGCAGCGCCCGCGGGATGCCGTCTCCCTCGAGCGCGGCGATGAGGGTCAGCACCTCGCTGCGGAGGCACTCCACCCGCGCGGTCTCGGCCAAGTGGGAACCGTAGACGGCGCTCCTGCTCCACTGCGCCGCTCGCTGGTCCGCCGTCTCCAGCGAGTTGCGGAGGATCCACGCCAGCGCCGCCCGCTGCTCGGCCGGGATGCGCTCCGGCAACAACTCGACGGTGCCGATCTTCACGCCGCCCTCCGGCCGCGTGGCCCGCGCTTCACGGCGGGCATGCGCTCGATCAGATCGTCGGGAATCATCGGCGCATACCCGCACCGGCACTGAACGGTCGTGGCCTCGAAGGCGGCTCCGTTGCCCGTCCGCACGTAGGCGCTGTGGACGAGCGCCACCCGGTGTCGCCCATGGCGGAAGTGCCCCGTCATGAGCTGGGCTGCCCGCCGCGCCCGCTCCGTGAACGACAGTCGCCTCACCGCTCACCTCCCGCCGGCCCTGGGCCCGCCGGTTCAATCCACACCGCGGCGCTCTCTTCCTTGCGACGCCTCTTCTCGATCTCCCGCTCGACGTACCAGGCCGCCTTCTGCAGGTCCTCCAGCGCGTTCCCCTTGAGGTCAGCGCGCCACAGGTACTTGATGGCGTTGCCGACGTTGAAGCCCATGTGCTCCACCACCTCGATGCACTCGATGCCGGAGGGGTGGGCGTTGTAGTGGGCGGGGTGGTTGACCGCGTCGCCTCCACCATTGATGCGGGGCCAACTGCCGGTGGCACGGCGCCGCTCCGCGTTTTCGGGAGAGGCGCTCACGCAGCCACCGCCTGCGGCTGGAGGCTGCGCTCGGCCTCGGCGATGGCTGCCTCCAGCACCGCGAAGACGTCCGCCGGCCGCCGGCCCTCATCCATCTCCCAGTGCGCGATCCCCGCCCACCGGCCAGCGAAACAAGGGCGAGCGAGCACCCGTTCCAAGAACCGGCACGGCCCGTCAACGGCCGCCCGCCAGTGCGCCTCGTCCTCGAAGGGCCCGCCCTCGCCCATCGCGTGCCCCAGCACCGCCAAGGCCACCGCGCCGTAGATGCTGAGGCCGCCGGCCAGCGGTGCCCAGCCGCGCTCGGCGAGGAGGTCGCGGGCGCGGCGCAGGACGTCCGCCGCGGTCAGGACGGTCACGGCACGCTCCCTGGGGCCAGCGGAAGGGCGAGCTGGCGGTGGATGGTGTCCGCCTCGCGGAGCAGCGCCAGCGGCCCCTGCAGGCCGTTCCCGGCGTAGCAGAGGCGCATGTCGGCCTCGGCGTCCTCGGTGAGCCGGGACAGCTCGTCGATGGCCTTCATCGCCGCCTTGATGTGCTCCCGCGCCTCGTTGAGGCTCGCGTCCCAGCGCCGCTGTTCGTGGTCCATCAGGAGGCCCTCCGGTTGCGGCAGCGCTCGTTGAGCGCCGCCATGGCGTCGAACGTGGGCAGCGGGCAGGCGACGAAGCGGAGGTGGCACCAGCAGCAGGGGACGATCCATAGCGGCCGCGCACCCACCTCCTCGGGGTCAGCGCGACGGAACCCGGGCGGCAGGCTGTGGGCGTCCAGCCGGCACAGGAGCGCTGCTGCCAGTGAGCAGATGCGTCGAATGAGGCGCGTCACCGGCCACCTCCCTTGGCGAGCCGCGCCGCGTCCTGCTCGGCGGCCAGGGCCCGCTCGAGGATGGCCCGCAGCTCGTCCAGCCGGCCGCGGTCGAGTGCCGACAGCGCCTGGCGGAAGGCCAGGGTTGCCAAGGTAGCCATCGCCTCGCCGGGGGTCCGCTCGGCAAGGGTTGACGCCGGAGGCGCCTGACCTAAACCCGCGTCATCACGTCGCTGATCCTCGCTTGACGAGGGCTGCTCGGGCGGGGTAGTCGTTTTCGATCCCTGCTGGGCCCACTCTCCAACTACCGGAAATATTTCAGGATTTCCGGGTTGGCTACCCAGTGGCAACCTGCGGTCCAATGAATTCATGGACTTAGCCTCCGCGTGGATGTCGGGCGCGCCGGGCGCGGGGAGCGTGAACTGGAGCTTCAGCACCTCGCCGCAGAGGGTCCGCCACGCCAGCTCGGAGTAGGCGTCCATGATGTCGCCCTCGGGCGCGTGGGTGACCGACCGGAGCAGCTCCTTGCTGGCGCCGTCGTCGCGCGCGAGCGAGATGAACGTCCGGCGGGTGTCGTGCTGGCGGCGGCTACGCAGGCCGAGCCGCTCGAGGTCGGCTTGGAAGCGCTGGTACATCGTCCCCGAGTTTCGGTGGCGGAAGGTTTCGGGCGGGTCGTAGTCGGGCGGCGGGAGCTCGCCGTGGGTCACGGTGCGGCTCTGCCACCAGCGCGAGGGGATGAGCGGGTCGTCGGGCAGCGGCGCCCGGCCCATCCACGCGCGGAAGCCCTGGGCCAGCCACTCGTCGAGGAGCGCCGCCAGCGCGGGGTGGACGGGCACCTTGCGGGTGCGGTTCGTCTTCGTGCTCTTCAGCTTCTTGCGCTTCGTGTTCCAGCTCCGGGCAATGACGAGCTGGCCGAGCGGCTGCATCTCGCGGAGGTAGTGGCGCACGCAGAGGGCGGCCGCCTCGCCGAAGCGAGGGCCGGCCAGGAAGAGCAGGCCGTAGAACGTCCGCCGGTCCTCGGGGATGCGCGCGTCCGTGAGGATCCGGTGCACCTCGTCCTTGCTGAAGACGGCGGTCGCGCGCCACTCGGGGTCGGCGTCGACCTTGGCGGGCATGTCGTCCTCGTCCATCGCGCACGGGTTGGCCTCGAGGTACTTCGGCACTGCCTTCCGGAACATGGCGTGCATCGTGAAGTAGACGTTCCGGCGGGTCTTCGGCGCCCGGCCCTTGGCGGCGACGGTGGCCATCACCTGCTCGATGTGCTCGGAGGTCACGGCGTCGAGTCGGAGATCCCCGATGAGGGGTAGGACGTGGGTGTTGAGCTGCGAGCGGTACTCGTAGGCCGACTCGATCCCCTTCGCCTCGCGCTTCGTGAGCCACGTGTTCGCCCAGCGGCGGACGGTGAGCGGGCCCTCCTCCTCGGCACCGGCCTTCAGCTCGCGCAGGCGGATGAACTCGGCCAGCAGCTTGCGGGCCTTCCCCTCCTCGGCGGGTCCGCGGCACTTCGTCGGCTTCCACTTCTTTTCGCCATTCGGACCGGGCAAGACGATGTACCAGATCGCGCCCGCCTCGCCGCGCTTCGAGCGGCCGCGACGCAGGTACAGGAACGGCGTGAACGGCTTGCCCATGGCGCCGCTACTCGTCGAGGAGGCGAGCGGCCTCGGCCTTGATCTCGTCCTCTTCCGACACCGCCTTCTGATTGTTGGCGGGCTGGCGCCGCTTGGCCGTCTCGGCCATGAAGCGGTCGAGCTCGAAGCGGGCGATTCGCTCGCCGTGGAGGCCGGTCGCCTTGATGAGGCCCTGGGCCACGTAGCGATCGATCGTGCTCTTCGAGTACCCAAGGTAGGTGCCCGCGTCCTTCCGGCTGAGGAAGGCCGGCTCGACGGCACCGGCAGCGCGGGCCGGGAGGCGAAGCGGGGCGGCGGCCTTGGCAGCCGCAGGCTCGCGGCGCTCGTCGCGCATGGCTTCGAGAAATTGACCCGCTACCGACTGGAGGAAGTCTCGCAGGTGCTCCATGGCCTCGGGAGCGATCCGGACCGCGATCGTCGTCTTGCCCATGGATCAGTCCTTCGCCGTGCTGGACCGGCCAAGCACCCACGCCTTGATGACCTTGGGGTCATAGCGGCGGATGACCGAACCCGGGATCTGGATGGAGGGGATGATCCCCTGGTTGGCCTGCCGCCTCACGTAGTACGCCGTGACCTTGAGGTAGTCAGCGACATCCTGCGCGTCCCAGAAGCCATCCTCGTCGGTGCGGCGGGTACGAGGCGCTTTCGGCCTCGACATCCCCTTGCCACTCACGTTCGGCTTGCTCTCGCGACCGCGCTGACGACCGTCCATTGCGTGCTCCACGATTCTGGCCTCCTCGCTTCGACTGCTGCGCCGGCGTCCTTCCCAGGAACAGCCGCGGGCGGTGAGCATCGCGAAGCGCGCTCGAAATGTATCGGGGTGAACTCGTAGTGGTCAACAGCATTCCGACCGGTCATTTGCATTTTTCTGCTTCTCCGACGGAGTTCGTAGGCGGTCCCACAAGAGCGTGCGTCTGACATGCGAACAACTTGCCCATTCTCCGTCGGAGAGCGATGACCGATCACCTGCGCGACGAGGGCGGAGTGGCGACGAGACGCAGGGAAGCGCGTTCAACGTTGTTGGACGTAATCCGAGCGCTCTGCACGTTGTTCGGCGAGCGTCGACAGGAGTCCACGTAGAGGTCTAACTGGCAGGCCCGATGAAACCGCCTCGGGCCGCCGGTGAGACTGAACTACTGCGCAGTTTTCTTGCGGGGCTTCGAGCGACCACCGGGTGGTCGGCCACGACGGTCGAAGCGGCGCTCGAGCCAGCGCGTGCGGTGAAACAGCAGCACGGTGTCGTCTTCGAGCGAGCCCAATCTCTCGGCGATTCGCTCGAATTCCTCATCGTCGAGCGCACCGGCTCGCTCGCGATCGGCGCGCTCCTCGCGCAGCTCCTGCTCCAGCTTCGTCAATCGGCGCTCGATGTCGCTTTTCCATGCGGCGCCGGATCTGCTCTTACTCATCGCGAAAATCGGGCTTGCAAGGATGTCGCCGACATGCGCACAACATCGGACATACTGCGAACAACTAACCACATTGTGCGTAAGCAATCAAACCATTTGCGGCGAGTCAAATCGCGCGGATACAGTCGCCGCGCCATGGCCGCCGCGCGCTTGAGGGAGACAAAAACGGTGAGATTCCACTTTGTCGTCAATGCCGATCGCTACCGGGCGTGGGAGAAGCTTGCCAAGCGCGTCGAGCGCAAGACCTCGGAATGGTTGAGATATGCTGGAAACGAAGCGGCAGTGCTCAACCCCATGCCGCTTCCCGTCGCGAAGAAAAGCGTCGCTTATTCACCGTGCGACAAGCGGGTCACCATCCGCCTCACGACGGTCGAAATGGCCGCTTGGGAAGCGGCCGCCGACCGCGACCGCCGGAAGCTCGCTCCTTGGATCCGGCTCGCGGCTGAGCTGAAGTACCAGCGCGAGAGCGCGAAGGGCGGCGGAGCGCCGCCGCCGCCGAAACGCCGCAGGCGACCGGCCGCGAAGCTGTAGCCGCCGCCACCCGGGGCCCACCATCGGGCTCCATGAAGCTCGCGCTCGCCGCTCGTCTCGCCGCCCTCTCCGTCTTCCTGGCCCTGCCAGGCTGTGCCCACGTCAACCCCGGCCAGGTGGTGCTCTCCTGCGCCATGGACGCCGCCCACGACCCGCGGGTCATCCAAGCGGTGGTGGAGGCGTTCTCTCAGCCGAACTGGGAGGCGGCCATCGCCAAGGTGGTGCTGGAGCTCGGCCCGGTCGGCGAGGAGGTGGTGGTCTGCATCGCGCAGAGCCTGATAATCCACCCGCAGACCGGCGCCGGTGACAGCGTCCAGGCCAACGCCCGCGCCTTCCTCGGCAAGCGCGGCTACGCGGTGCCGCGATGAGCGCCTTCCAGGTGAGGGGTCTCGGCTACAAGCCCGACCCGCCGAAGGCGATCGGGCAGAAGCCAGACCACGACGCCGCCCCGACCCTTGGCACCGCCCCGCCCCCGCCGGCCGCCTCCAACGTCGAGCTGGTGGTGGAGGTGCTGGACCAGGGTCAGGCCGGGAGCTGCGTGGCCCACGCCATCCCGCAGGCCGTGCGAATGGCCCACGTCCGGGCCGGGATCGCCAGCCCGCGCCTCATGTCGCGGAATATGGGCTACTGGCTCTCGCGAAGCCTCGACGGCACCCAGAACGAGGACGACGGCACCTATCTGCGGAGCTTCTTCACCGTCCTCAAGGCATACGGCTTCTGTCCGGAGAGCGTATGGCCCTATGACCTCGCCCAGCTCTACACGATTCCCCCGGCGGCCGCCTTCCGGGCTGCCTACGACCAGAACAACCCCACCGTCTACCAGCGGATCATGACCGCCGGCGCCGCCCGCATCGACGACATCAAGCGGGCCATCGCCGCGGGCTACGGGGTGTGCTTCGGCACCGACGTCTCCGAGGCGTTCTGCCAGAACCAGCTCGGCGACGGTCCCATCCCGCCGCCCACCACCTCGCCCATCGCCGGGGGACACGCGCTCTGCGCGGTGGCCTACGACGGCGACACCTTCCGGATCGTCAACTCGTGGTCGCCGGACTGGGGCGATCGCGGGTACTGCACCTTCAGCGCCGACTACATGGCGTGGGACCGCACCAACGATCTCTGGATCGTGGCCCAGGCCCCGAACTACTCGGAGTGACCATGAAGCGACTCTTCCTCTTTTTCCTGCTGATCGGAGGGGCGGCCTGCCCCACGCCCCCGAACCCGCCGCCCATGCCGCCCTCGAGCACGGACGCGCCGGCCGCAGCCACCTGCGCGGCGGTCTGCGCCCATTACGCGGCGCTAGGCTGCCCGGCGGCTCAGCCCACGGCCCACGGCGCGAGTTGCGAGACCGTCTGCCAGAACGCACAGGCCGTGGCCCACTGGAACCTCGCGTGCCGGGCGCAGGCGCCGACCTGCGCCGCCGCCGACCACTGCGAGACGCCCTGACGGGCGAGCGCCGCCGTCCCCCTGGGTTCCATCCCTGCGGCGGCGCTCGAGCCCGTTACCGGTTCAGCGCGAGCCAGCCGTCGCGCGAGATGTAGCGGTAGACGCCCGAGGGCGCCTTCCCCGCCTCGATGTCCGCGAGCAGGCCGGCGCGGTTCTCGGTGATCTCGGCGAGCAGGCCGTCCGCGTCCCCCTTCACCTCTTCGCGGTGCCCCTCGAAGTGCGGCGCGCCGAGGAAGCTCGCGATGTACTCGTGCGCGCCCGGGCCCGAGGCCGCGGCGGCGGGGTAGAGCACGCTGAGGACGGTCATCACCTGGATCTGCTCCATACGGTTCTTCGGGCCGTCGTACGTCACCCGGCAGGTGGCCGTGTGGCACTCCAGATCGACGTTGGTGACGTTGGGCAGGAGCTTCGCGAGGTCGGCGCGCATCATCGGCAGGAGCTTGGCCTCCACCTTGGTTGCCCAAGGCTCGAGCCGTGGCTCTGCGTCGAAGATCTCGGTGCCGGTGGCCCCGCTCTTCCAGAGCCCCACCGGGTTGTACTCGGGGGCGCGGGGGTTCCAGTCGGGGCGCGAGACCTCGACCAGCTTGGGCGGGGCGTGGCGCTGGTGCTTGGCGATGAGCGCCTGCACGGCGTCCACCTTGGCGGCCAGCGCCTCGTCGTGGGCCTTCGTCGAGCGGTAGCCCACGAAGGCCGCGAGGCAGGCGAGCACGAAGACGGCAGCGATCGCGCGCTTCATGGCTAGAAGAACCTCTTCACGGTGCGGATAGGGCCAAAGCCCGGCGGTGTACCCCAGTCCGGGCCGCAGTCGCAGGACCTCGGCCCCGCGCAGCCGTAGACCGGCATGCGGCCGCAGTACCCGCTGATGTAGAGCCCCGCCTCCATGTTGGTGCACGAGCCGGTGAACGTGCACTCGTAGAGATAGGCGCCAGTGTCCCCCCAGTTGCTGCCGCCGCCGAGGAGCAAGCCGCCGCCCTTGGAGGCGCCGGCCTCGCACTGATACCAGTTCTCCATGGCGTCGCAGCCCTCGCCGTCGGCGCGCAGGGGCGGCGCCCACCCGATGACGATCGCGACCAGCAGCCCCAGCAGAACGATTCCCGATGCTCTCTTCATGACGCATGCCTCCCGGTTTGGTGGTTGATGTTCGGTCAGAAGCGGCGGGCATACAACGCCCGGGTCTCGGCGATCACGGTCAGCGCCCACGCCGCCCGCGCCGCCCGGTCCCAGCCTCGGAACGGGCCGGCGGCGGCATGCCAGTCGGCGTGGTGCTGGGCGCAGAGCGGGACGGCGGTGTCGTCGCTGGCGCGCTGGCCGAGGCCGCGGAGGCCGGCGTGGTGGGCCTGCGAGGGCCGGCGGCAGGCAACGGGCGCGGCGCAGGGGAGCGTGCGCACGAAGGCCAGGTAGGCGGGATCGCGGACAGCCGCCGCGCGCCGCGGGGTGGCCCGCTTCGGGGAGATGCGGCCGCGGGCGTGGAGGGGCGAGCGGCGGCGGAGCGGCGTGCGGCGGCTGAGGGTCACGGGATCTCGGGCTTCTTTGATGTGGGCGGCTGAATCATTACCGTCGAAGCTTGTCGGTAGACGAGGTGCCCCGGTCGCCCAGCCACGACATCTCGAAAGCGATAGATCGTCCGGAAGCCAAGAAGCACGTCAAAGCAGGGACGGATCCTCGGAACGGTGGTCCAGCCGATGAATGAGCCAGAGGCGGCCTCCAGCTTCACCAGCTCCAACTCGGGCGGCCCGGTCATGGCCGCACCCGCCGGAACGAGATCACCCAGACCCAGGGATTAGCGTCCCATGAGGCGCGGCCGTTGATGTCGCACCAGATGATCTCGAAGCCTGCCCGATAGCTTGGCTCCGACGTCCCACTGGCCATGAACGTGACCAAATTCGCAGCTTGCGGCGTCCCGCTCGCCATGAACACCAGCGGGTTGATACCCTCCGCCCGCGCATCCTCCTCGGTGATCGTTTGCAGGCGCTGGACCCGAACGTCGATCACCTCCAGCAAGAGGCGCGATTGGTTCCGGCGCATATGGATGCTTGGTTTCCAACGCGGTATTGCCAGCGGATCTTCGCAGTCGGCGTAATAGGCACACCATGGGCGTTCGTCTCCTTGGTTGGGCGCGAATCGCTCGCGCACCCAAAGGCGATCGCCCCGGACGCCATAGGGACAGAACGGAAGCGGGTAGAACGAGGTTCCCAACCCCCGGGTCTGCACAAGAGCCGCCCCGTTGAATTGGAAGTCCTCGCCCACGTCGGGGCTCGGCAGGACGAACTTGCCTGGCTTGAGAATCCGCCGCGTCTGCGTCTTGCGCCCCTCCAAGATGGCGCGCACCATCGGCGCTGAGAACAGGATCGGCCGCTCCTTCATGGCTCCCACCGCGTCGGGTAGATGGGCTGTGTCTCCCAGTCCGGAGGGAGAACTCGCACTTCGACGGGCCTGCCAGCGAGACGAGCCGCCTTCACCCCATAATCCATCCCGGGCGTGATGCCGAGATTCGTGTAGACCACGGTGGCCTCGGCCGCGTTGCCCCACTCCAGCCCAGCGCAAATCCCGAGCCGCCGATCCTCGGGGTTGTCGTCGTTGAGGATCCCCGGCTGGGGGTAGAGCAGGTGGCTGGCGAAAGGCGCCTCGCCGCGAAGGAGGCTGTCGCGCATGCAGGCAAGGGCGTAGCGGAGGTTGCGGGCGACGTCCCCGGCGAAGGGCGACTCGATGATCACTCGGCGCATGGGGTCTCCCGGGGAGTGCGGCTTGAGGGAATGCAACCCAAGCAGCCGGAGCACTTCACCGCACCGCCGCCGACAATTGCACAATATGGCGAAAGGATTTCCGCTTCTAGTCGCACCGGGATCCATCGACGTCCTCTGCACCGATTGCCGATCGCCAGCAGCAGATAGGCGGCCCTCAATGAGGGAGGCGGGGTCATCACTCGGCGCATCGGGGCTCCGTCTTAGGAAACTGGCGGACACGCAGATCCGGCGGCCATTCGGCGATGTTGCTGCCCTTGGCGTCACAGATCGCGTACTGGCAATCGGGCGTCATGGACACACCGAACGGTTTTTTCCCGAGCTGCTTGACGAAGCACGCCACCCCCGCCTGACGGCACTGCTCGATCGTCGAGCGCGCCCATGCCACATCGAAGGGCCGGGCGCCGGGGCCGCTCTCGCCGCCGACGATGACCCAGTCGATCCCGCGCACCACCAGCTCTGTGGGTGGTACCAAATAGGCTGCCTTCGCCTCGGAAGTGAACGCCTCGAACCGCTCGATAGGCTTGTGCGTGGTGAGCCATTTGCGGAACTCCGCCGCCCCGAGCGCGGGTTCGTAGGACACGAAGCGCACCGCGGGCCATGGCGCCGAGAGCAATTCGGGGATCCGCCGGTCCGCATACTCCTGGTTCTCTGCCGTGGTGCCGAGCCAGACGTTGGTCGGCCGCCGCGATCCGGTCTGCCATGCCAGCGGGACCAGCTCGTGGTTCTCTGGGCGCTTCGTCAGCAGCAACCAGTCGAGCCACGGCGTGGCCTCGATCAGCCGCCAAAGGCGATCGCGGTGCACGTCGAGGTCGCGCCGGTCCTCGAAGACGTCCGCCATCGAGGCGCAGAACACGCGCCGCCGCCGCCCCGCCTTCTCCGCCTGCCGGTTCCATTTCCCCGGCTCGTCCCAGTGCTCATCGCCGAAGAATCGACGATCGCTGTTTGCGCCCCAGACCTTGAGCCCGATGCGCTTGGAGAACGCCTCGGCGTAGCAGTGCTCGCACCCCGGGCTTACGCGGGCGCAGCCCCACCACGGATTGAAGGTGTGGTCGGTCCACTCGATGCTGGTGCCCTTACCCATCACGCGTCTCCGCCGAGCCCAGCAGCTTGATGCCGCTGTCCTGGAGCTTGATCGCCTCATACACGGTGAGGTTGTCGGCCGTGACGATGTGGGCGAGGAACTCCTCGTCGAAGGTCGCGATCCCGCTCTCGACCACCTCCAGCTTTGCCTTCAGCGCGAGCAGCAGACACCGCCACCGGCGCCGGGTCTCGCCGTCGATCCACCTGGCCCGCTGATCCGCAGAGAGGTAGTAGTAGCGGCGGCGCCGTTGCTTGTTGGCCTCAGCCTCGGTCGGTAGCGCCAGCACGAAACGGACGAGACGGCCCTTGAGGGCGAAACTGATGGCCGCCCGGTTGTCGTCGGTCCAGCCCGATGCGAACTTCGAGGCGCCGTGCTTCGCCACGAGCGCTTCGATCTCGGCCCGCGTCTTGGCGACGGGGACGGTGGTGCCCTCAGCGAACGCCATCAGACCAGCCCCTTCTGCTCGGCGATCCATTGCGAGACCACGAGCTCGCCCTCGTCACCCGCCTGGTAGACCTCGCTGTCGTCGTCGATCTGGCTCTGGGGGATCCAGAACTGCCGCCCGTCGATCTCGACGAGCAGCGCCGCGTCCGTCGCCCGCAGCGCTGTGGCCTCGAAGGTGGCCTTCTCACGAAAGGTCGGCATGGCTATGGCTCTGCCGATGCCGCGAAAGCAGCGCTGGCCGCATCGAGCGCGTCGGCTGCGGCCACCAGTGCGGCCGCGACCTGCCGAGCCTCCTCGGGCCCCAGGACGATCCGAGCGCTGAGAATGCAGCGAAGGGAGAGCTGGATATCATCGTTGATTGATACATTCCCCTCATGGACCGCCCCCTGCACCTTGTACGGCGCTGTCCAGCCTACGAAGAGGCTGCGGTCAATGATCGTCCCGGCGATCCGCTGGATACTCGACACTTTGTTGTCGGCCATGGTCACTTCGCCTCCTTCCGCTTCTCGAACATCCCCGCCAACACCGGGAACCGATGGGCCAGCGCCTTGTCGGAGACCTCGCCCCGCAGCCAACCGACGAACATCAGCAGTTCATGCGGCAATGGCTCGTGCCGGTTCTCGTCGGCGAACGCCTCGAAGCGCCGCAGTCGCACCGCCGGCCTGACCTCCGCCTTCCCGTTCGGCTTCTGCCCCGCCGCCTTCCGCGCTGCCCGCGTGGGCCGCTCGATCTCCAGCTTGGAGAGCGCTGCCGGCTGCTCCGTCTTCGGCAGCTTGCCGATCCTGCGGACAGCGTCCACCAGCCGAACCGTTCCGGCGTCGAGGGACTTCTGCACCGAGGGGTGCAGGTGGGCCAGCTCGCGCCAGTTGCCGATGGTGGCCACCGAGACCCCGAACCACCCCGCCACCTGCTCCTCGCTGTAGCCGGCGGTGAGCGCGAGGCGCGCCTCCTCGGCCTTGGCGGTGAGCGGTAGATCCTCGCGCTGGGCGTTCTCGATGATCTTCAGCGCCAGCGCCTCGGTGATCTTCTCGTCCCGGTAGACGGCCGGGATGAGCTTCGGGGGCTGGCCCGCCTTGCGGAGCTGCTTGTTCGCCTCCCGGGCGGCGATGGTCCGCCGGGTGCCGGCGGCCAGCACCGGGGCCCCGTCCTCCCCGCGCACCACCACCACCGGCTCGATCACCCCCCGCTCCATGATGCTGGCCACCATGGCCGCGTCGGGCGGGTCGGAGGCGCGGCGCTGGTAGAGGGGCTTGGCGGGGTCGGTCTCGATGTGGAGCGCGTCGGGGTCGAAGAGCAGGATCGACTTCCCTCGCCCCGCGCCGAACGCCGTCTTGGAGTTGCTCATGGCGGATCTCTCCCTTCGGGGACAGCCCGGGTCTCGCTCCCGGCCGGCCTCTGCGGCGGCTGCCCTGCGCGCCTACCCAGGGCGCGCTCCCGGTGCCTTAAAACGGGATGTCCGAGTCGTCCTGGGGCGGGGGCGCGTTCTCCGCCCAGCCCGAAGGCGGCGCGTGCCCCTCGCTCGGCGCCTCGGTGGGCTCGCCGAAGCTGGGCGCAGGCACGTCGGCCGCCGGGCCGGCCACCTCGGCGATGGCCTTCACCTTGGCCTTGAGCTGCGCCCCGAAGCGCCGGATCTGGTCCTTGTTCATCGGGCGTTCCAGCTTCACCCCGCCGGGCGCATTCACCCAGTCGACCCGCGCCGTCGTCTTCCCCTCGTAGGTGTTGTGTCCGACGGTGACCGACACCTCCTGGGTGAGCTTTTGCGTGACGAGCAGGGCGAGATCGTCGCCCTTGAAGCCGCAGTACCGCAGCGACTGAATCGTGCGCTCGACGGTCTTCTCGGTGAAGAACCCGTACCACGTCAGTCGCCGGCCCTGGCACGGACCATCGAGGATGGCGAAGCACACGGCCACCTGCGGCTTGCCCTCCTTGGTCTCCCCGAATTGCACGTAGCTCTCGCCGTCTTCGAGTTGCACCGGGACGGCCACTGCCCGGTAGATGCCCACTGGAACCAGATTCGCCATGGTCTTCTCCTACTCGGCCGCCTTGGCCGTGCGCTTCTTGAGGTCGTTGAGGAACCGGTGGAGGGCGTCGCTGTCGCCCGCCTTGACCGCCGCCGCGACGGCCGCCTGCACCTTCGGCGCGAGCTCAGCGTCGCCGATCCGCTCCACCTCGGCGGCGATCATCTTCTCCAGGCCGGCGAGATCGAGGGACATGCTCTCCTCCATCGCCTTGGCGAATGGGGCCCACGGATTGGCCGCCTCCAGCTCCACCTCGGCCGGGACCGCGTAGCGGCTCTTGGCGTCGAAGGCGGCGGTCCGAGCCAGCTTCACGAGGCGCCGGCCCGTCGAAAAGCCTTTGGCCTTGGACTCGCCGCCCGGCAGCTTGCCCGCCCCCTCCTCGAAGACGCAGAAGCCGGTGACGTCGGCCCACTCCTTGAGGAAGCCGCCGGCCTTCTCGTTGATGCGGGGGATGTACCGGTCGTAATTGTCACCCTCAGGATTGTTGAATGCCTTGATCTGGGCGTGGCCGAGGATGATGACGTTCATCCGCCGCGCCATCCGCAGGCGGTCAAGCTTCGAGCAGAGGGCGCGCCACTCGTCGAGCGCGACGAGGTAACCCTTGCCATAGCCGTAATCCTCGACGGTGCGGAGCGGCTGCTTGGCCGTGGCGCTGTCGCGGTGGCAGATGTACCGGTGAAGCAGCATCTCCAGCCGGTCGGCGGTATCGAGGACCAGCGTCTTGAACTCGTGCTCGTTGGTCAGGAGGTCATCGAGGGCGGCGCCGATCTCGGGGTAGCTCTGGGGCATGTGGCCGCCCGGCTCGTCCCGGAACATGTAGCGGGCCACGTCGAGCCGGGCGGTCCCGTCCTCGATGTCGAACCAGATCGGATTGGGCGAGTGCGCGGCCAGCGTCGACTTGCCCACGCCCTCCGTGCCGTAAAAGAGGCAGCGCAGCGGCATGGCCATGCGCCCCTTCTGCACCTTGCCGAGGCGACTGTTGGTGTTAGCCGGCTTGGGTGCCGGGGCGGGCTGGGTGTTCGCTGCTGCGGACGCCATGATCGGTTCCCTTTCTGGCGGCTACGCCGCCTCCGTCTTGCCGTTGTCGTTGGCCTGCTGAAGCTCGGGGTGGACGTTCTCGAGACGCTTGAAGCGCGTGGGATCCTCGATGGACGCTCCACCCGCGCAAACGTCGTAGAAGTCGCAGACACGGGAGTACAGGAAGCACGCATCGGGGTTTCTCGGGGCCCGCCCCGCCTTGTGCGTCTCCCGGATCATGAGCGCGGTGTCGTAGGTGTCCCGCCGCGAATCCTCCAGCTCGTGCTCGAGCCGCACCACCTCGGAGCGCTGGTAGTACAGCTCCGGGGCTTCCATGATCTCGATGGCCATCCGCGCCTTGAAGTCGTCCATGGTCTCGTCGTGCTCACGCTGGTTCGCGTAGAGGGCGCCGTCCTTCCGGTACTTCCGCGCCTCCATCGGCGTGGCCTTGAGCGGCCGCTGCTCCGGCTTACGGATGACGTCGTAGAGGCAGCCCACCGGCTCGTGCCCCATGAGGCGCACCGCCTCGAAGTACACCGAGACCTGGGTGTCCATCCGCAGGCGCTGCCAGTAGGTCGAGCCCGGCGCGAGGTCGGCGCTGGTCGTCTTGTGCTCCACGAACCAGACCGTCCCGTCGGCGCGGCGGCGGACCAGGACGTCGAGCTTGCCGGCCACCTTCAGCTTGCGGGCGCGCTTGGCGCCGACCGGCGTGGGCAGGGGCGCCGCGAACTCGTGCTCGACGGCGACCACCTCCCACTCGGCCATCGTGGGCGACCAGCGCGCGTGGTAGCCGACCATCAGCAGGTCGGCCTTGGCGGCCGTCGCCTCGTCGAAGAACGAGGCCCCCTGCGCGGCCTTGGCGATCGCCGCCTGCGCCTCCTCGAGCGCCAGGAGCTCGCGGCCCTGGGCCCACGCCAGCCACCACGCCTCGAGGCCGGCGTGGAAGATGGTCCCGAACTCGGCGCTCCCGCGGTTGATGAGCGGCCGGTAGCCCAGGACGTACGCGTAATGATGCAACCGACGGCAGGCGTTGAAGCTCTTGAGGCGATTCGTAGTGATGAGGGTCGTGTCCATCAGCGCCTCCAGCCGTTCATGTTGCAGGGCTCCTTGCGCAGCCAGTGGTCGGCCGGCAGGTCGCAGAGCGAGCCGATCCGGCGCCCGCAGCTCCCCTCCGGCATCCGGTCCGCCCAACTCGGCCGGGGCCGGCGGCCCGGGTCGGGGTCCGAGGCCAGGCGCCACTCGTCGTAGCCGGGGATGCCGTCGCGGACGTCCGGCATCTGGGGCGCCTCCGACTCCACCCGCTCCTCGGCGATCTCGCGCGCCCGGCCCATCACCCCGCCTCCTTGAGCCCGAGGGCCCGCTGGACGTCCGCCCGCCAGACAAACAGCCGCCGCCCCACCCGGCGGCTGGCCACCTGCCCGGCCTTCACCCAGGCGTAGAGCGTCCGCCGCCGCAGCCCCGCCAGCAGCTCGGTGGCCGCGGCGACCGTCAGCCATCCCTCGCCAGCCAGCGTGCGTTCCAGGGTTTCGTTGCTCTTCATGACCGTCCGTACCTCTGTACGCTGTCCGCGCTTTCGGTCTCAACTGCACGGTGGATACGTGGACAGCTCACCGGCCGTACCCAAAATCGCCCTGCAGGTGCTGCCCCACCTCGTAGCCGTCGAGGTAGAGGTCGGCGTCGAGCGCCGCGAGCCGCGCCACGTCCATCAGCTCGCCGGCCCACCCCGCCTCGGCCCCCTCCACCCACGCCAGGGACACGCCCAGAGCGCGGGCGGCGGCCGCTGTGGGGTCTTCGTGGTCGCGGGGTTCCGGCTGCATCGCCAGCAGCACCGCCCCAACCAAACTCACGCCGGAGGGCGAGAGGCGCCGGTCCGGCCGCCACTCCTCGAGCCCCGCCACCACCCCCACCTCGCTCCGGCGGAGGGGGATCCCCCGCTGGCGGGCGGCGGCCAGCGCCTGCGCCACCTGCAGCCGGGGCTCGGCGAGCAGGCCGGCGAGCTGCGCGGCGCTGATGGTGAGCGAGAGCTTGGGGCTCATTTGCTGCGGCCGCCCTTGTCCGCGTCGGGCCGGTAGACGGGGTGCTCCCCGCACTCGATCTTCAACACCTGGCGCTTGCGCTTCTCGCAGCAGAACGGCCCCGGGGGGCCCTGCATCTGGTGCCACGGGGGGCCGCGGGGGCACATGGGCGCGGTTCGGTCCTCGGCCAGCGTCTCGGTGGGGGCCGGCGCGGGAGCGTCGGGGTCGCGGTCGCTGCGCTTGCGGGGCGGGCGACGGCCGGCCACCTCCGGCGACATGAAGAGCCAGTGGGTCTCGTCCTCGAACATCCCGATCCCGCGGAGCGCGAGATAGCGCTCCAGCTCGACGGCCTGGATGGGGTCGAGGCCGAGCGTCGCCTTGCGGTAGATGTCGCCGTCCTCGATGTGCTCAGCGGCGCGCTCCAGCTCGCCGTACTGCGCGAAGAACGCCACCGGGTCGAAGTCCTCGCCGCCGTTGTCTTCGTCGATGCCCACGAGCGCCGGGAAGAGCAGCATCAGTTCCCTCCTCCGCCGAGCGCTGGGCAGCCGAGGTCGTGCGTGGGGCCGGCGGGGAGCCCGCAGTCGGGGCAGGTGCGGCGCTCGCGCTTCGGGGCGGGCAGCTCCTCGGCCTCGTCCTTCGGCGGGGCCAGCACCAGCTCGATGAACTCCCACATATCCCCGCGGAAGGCGGCCCGGCCCACCACCTCCTCGATGCTCTGCCCGCTGGCCTGGGCGGCGTCGCGGAGCCACCGCGCTTCCCCGGTGCTCATGCACCGCAGAACCCTCGAAAGCCCCGCCTCTGTCGCACGTGGAACGTAGCGGACCATCACTGCACCTCCTCCGCCGGCATGAAGGCCGGCATCTCTCGCGTGTCCGCTGGCCGCTCAACCGCGGCGGCCAGCGCAAAGCTCGGGTACTCCTGGGTGGCCTTGGGGTCGGTCCCGCAGCGCCACGCCTCGTAGGCCGCCTCGAAGGGCGACATCAGAACGTCACCGCCGGCATCTCGCCCGAGGTCGCGGTCAGGTCGTCGCTGGCGTTGAGCACCGCCCGAATCGCCGCGTCGTCGAGGGCGTTCCAGTTGCCGGGCGTCGCCAGGAGGTAGGCGGTGGGGGCGAAGCAACGCAGGTCGTCGCGGTCCAGCACCGTCGGCTCCTCCGAGTCCCAGTCATCCGAGAAGGTCGCCGCCGCCGTGGTGTCGTTGAGCATGGTTCTACTATCTCTTACTCACTCTTCCTAATCAAGAGTAAAAGTGAGTCGCTTTTTGATTTTTTAGTCGCTATGGTGATAGACGATGGACATGCCAAAGCCGCGCCGCGCCGCAGGGGCCGCCCAGCCACCGAAAGACAAACGGAATTTCACGATCTGGACCGACCGGGAGGGCGGCGAACGGATCGAGAAGGCGGCGGCGGCGGCAGCGGCGCGGGCGGGCTTCCCCGTCAGCACCAGCGCATGGCTGCTGGCTCAGGTGATGAGGGGGGTCGAGGAGGAGGAGAAGCGCGGGAAGGGAGGCGGCCGGTGAGTTCCGTGCCCGAGCACGTCGCCGCCTATGCCGCCGGCCTCTTTACATGCGAGCCCGAAGCGAGCTGGGACACGGTGGCTAGGCTAGTGGAGCAATTCGGGTTGGGCCGTTACTCCAGCGATGACCTTTGCGCCGGAGCGAATCTGTGGGCCTCCCGCAACGGCACCTCCATGTCAGCCCTGACCATGAAGATCCAAGCAGCGAAGCGCGAGGGCGGCCGATGAAGCCGCGCCGATTCGCGAGAAAGCTCTACTCGCCCGTCGGGATCACCTGCCATCTCTGCGGCTGCTTCGCCGGTGAGACGCATCAGGAGGGCCGGGAGTGGTCCTGGGAATTAGAGGTCGACCTCCAGGTTTCCCGGATGCCCACCGTACACCGCTGGATCTGCGACCCCTGCGCGATGGCCATCGTCGCATGCGTTGCCGAGCATGCGCCCGAAGAAACGGAACCTAGCCCACCCTGACCGTCTTCCCTCCCAGCACCAAGCACGTCACCAGCAACCCGCAGAAGAACATCACCTTGCCGACCTCGCTGACCCGCGGGTTGCTCGACAGCAGCCACAGCAGCAGGCCAGCGAGAGCGACGATCAGCACAACCCACGAGATCAGCATGCCCACGTAGATGGGTCCTCCGCGCCGCTCGGCCAAGCTGGGTGGCGCCATGCCGCGCGACATCGCCGACGAGCATCTCCACCCCGTCTTCCGCGCCCGTCTCCTCAGCCTGGAGGCCGACATCCTCCGCGAGGGCCTGCCACTGAAGCGCTTCGAGGGGGCGCGCACCCCGTTCCGCCAGGCGCAACTCTTCTCGCAGGGACGCACGATCGGCGACCGCGGCAAGCCCGTCACCAAGGCCCGGCCGTGGGACTCCTATCACCAGTACGCGATGGCCACCGACGAAGTCTTCTGGGTCAACGGCTCCTGGACCTGGGAGGAGCCCGAGGCCGGGATGTGGGAGGCGTACCGTAAGCTGGCGGAGGACCACAGCCTGCGCTGCCTCTCGTTCGAGAAGCCGCACGTCGAGTATCCCATCCCGATGGAGCAGCTCGAGGCGGGGGCGTTCCCGCCAGACGCCGGCGACGATCTCTGGCGGGACTGGCTCGAGGAGCAGGTGGAGCAGTGGGGGCTCGAGGCCCGCATCGTCAACAGCCTCACCATGCCGGGCGCGCCGCACGCGCTCCTCAACCTCCGCCGGCCGGCGCTCCCCGACCCCGCCTAGATCAGCCCGGCCCGGCGGTTGAACCGCCGCTGGCGCATCTCGAAGGTGGCGAGCGCGGCCGCGTCCGCCTCGTCCTCGCTGAGCGCCTTGTGGTAGGTGGCCTTGGCCCAGATCTGCGCGGCTTTCTTCCGCGCCTGGCGGTTGGCGGCGCCGGTGATGAGGCCGGTCAGGATCGCCCGCTGCCAGACGTCGGCCATCACGAGCCGGGTGGTCACCCCCAGCGCCTCGAAGGCCTGCTGCCAGCGGCCCACGAGCCGCGAGAGGGCCTTAACGGTGTCGACGTTCTTGTCGAGGTAGGCGTCCTCGATGACCACGACATCGATGGCGATCGGCTGGCCGTGGGCCATGCGCCCCGAGAACTCGCTTACCACCTCCCAGTCGACGGCCCGGAGCACGCCGTGCCCGATGAGCACCTCCCCGGGACCGCTCCGCTCGACCAGCGCCCAGCCGGCCTTGTGGAAGGCGGAGTCGATCCCGAGGACGACGCTCACAGTCCCTCTTTCAGGGCGGCGGATGCTTCAAGGCTGAGACGGCCGATTTCAGCGAGTCGCTGCTCGAGCTGAGCCCGGAGACTCTCGCGAGCTGGTCCCTTAGTGCTGTCGAGGCTGCGCGCAGCCTCTCGGAGATTGACCGCAACCGACTGGTAGGCGAGCGCAAGGTCGAGGAGATTGAGCGCCTCCGCGGAGAACCAGATCCGGGTTCCCTGAGCGGGGGTGTCGTCGTCTCCGTTGCGGTCATCGCGCTCTGACATGGTTCCTCCGGCGTTGCGCCGGTCCGGTCCTCTTGCACTTTGCTGGCCATCACGCACCCCCGACCCCCACAAAGATAGGTCGACGCCGGTGGCCGCTCAGGGCCTCTGGGTGGGCTCTCCCGCGGTGCCGTCGGCGCCGGTGTGGGCGCTCTGCGCAGGCATGGTCTTGTAGATCTGCCGCTGCGCCTGATCGAGATCCCCTGGCAGCACCGGCGGCGCCTTGGCGGGCACGATGTGCAGGGGCGGCGGGGGCGGCGCCGGCAATAGGTGCTTGGGGTGCGGGCTGGCTTTGGCCGCGGCCTTGGCGGCCGCCGTGGCCGCCTGCTCGCGCCGGAGGGCCTCCTCGAGCTGCTGCACCCGGCGCTCGAGCGCCTCGATGGCGGGCCGGGTGACCTGGTAGCCGGCCTCGGCCTTGTCCTTGACCTCCTGGCTCCGCTGCTGCGCCTCGGCCGTGGCCGTGCGGTAGGTGACGATCTGGGTGGTCACCACGGGGGCCACGATACCGATCACCGCGGCCAGGAGCTTGGCGTTGCGGATGGCGCGGCGGTCGCCCTGGCTGTCGAGGGGGCGCAGACCAGATTCGGTGCGGTGGGCGCCGGCCTCGACGGCGCCGGTCATCCGGCGGGCGTACTGCTCGAGCGTCTCACCCTTGAACCGCGGGGGCGCCTCGTCGTCCTTGGCCACGGATCGAGCCTACACGGGCGCACCGGGACCATTCCGGTTGGTGGGCAGATCAGAGCTTGGCCCTCTGGCTGCCCACGTAGCGGATGATGGTGGCGAGGATGGTTTGCACCTGAGCCATGGTGGCGGTTCCAGCGTCGAGGAGGGCGAGGGCGTTTTGCACGGTGGTGGCGCGATTATTTTCGGTGGTGACGGCGGAGGCGACGGCGGCCTGCGCTGCTGTCTGAGCCGCTTGAGATGTGGCGCCGGCAACAACTTCCCAAACTGGAACGAGCGAGCCGTCGCCCTTCTGATAGCCGTGCCAAATGCCGCCGTCCCCGTCGGACATGGAGCAACCCGTTCCCGGCTTCGGGGTGAGGCGGCCGGCAAGTTGATTGTCGGCGAGGTCCGCGATCTTCGTGAAGACGAGACTCACCAGTTGCTCCTACCGAGCGGGGTCAGGACGAACACGCTGCCGGCGCCGATGCCGAGGGCGACTGAGCAGTTGATCTTGAGAGAGGTGATGACCGTGGCGGTATCCGTCCACTCGCTGAAATTGGACTCGAAATTTTCGTTGCTAGCCTTCCAGGCGGCGAACCCAATGAACTTGCGCACCACCCCGCTTTTGCTGTTAAAGCTGGTGCGAGCCCGCACGGAGGTGGCCGTCGTGGACACGAAGGTCAAGCAGAGATCGGACCGCTGTGTGGCGGTGAGGGCGGTATCGACGGTCGTGCGCTGGCCACCCTGGTTGGCGGTGATGCCGTTGGGCTGGATGGTGTACACGGGGTTTGTGGCGCCCGGCTGCACGATGTAGCAGTCGAGGTCGTAGCCGCCATCGGTATCGCCCGCCAGCCCATTGAAGGTGACCGAGTTGGCGGCGGACTGCTGCACGATCACCTGCGCGTTGGGGGCCAAGACGCCGCCCACCACCGCGAACGCGGGGCCAAGCAGCAGCGCTAGCGTCCGGTCGGCGCTGAGATCCCCGCCGCCAGAGAGCGGCGCCGACGTGAGGATCTGCCGGGCCGTCTGGACGGCATTGGTGATCTTCACATGATCGGCATGCGCCAAATACCCGTCGACCGAATCGGTGGCAGCAGGAATGGCGAGAGTCAAGTTCCCCGAAAGGGCTCCTCCTCCGGTCAGAGGCGCGGTGGTGCCGACAGAGCGGGTATTGGGCACCGCCGCCGCAGCTTGAGCTACCGCGGTCGTATAGCTCGCGTGATCCGTGTGGCTGAGATAGCCATCGACGGAATCAGTCGCCGCGGGGATAGCCAGGGTCAGGTTGCCCGAGAGCGCACCGCCACCAGTCAAGGGCGCAGTCGTCCCGACACTACGGGTATTCGGGACCGCGGCCGCCGCCTGCGCTGCGGCCGTCGTGAGGGTGGCATGGTCCGCAGCAGTCAGATATCCCGCCACCGAATCGGTCGCCGCAGGAATGGCCAGCGTGAGATCTGAGGAGAGCGCGCCCCCGCCCGTCAAGGGCGCGGTGGTGTTCACCTTCCGCGAGGTGGAGATGCCCCCGCCCCCGGCCTGCTCGCCCCCGCCTGCGCCTTCAGCTGCCATCGGCTACCCGGGCACCGACGTGGAGGTTCCCATCCAGACCTGCGCCTTCGTCGCCGAGCCCGTCGTGTTGAGCTGGATCAACTGCACGAACAGTTTTCCCTTCCACGTGCAGGCGTAGGACTGCGACGATGGAGCCGCCGTTTCCTTCGCGAGCGAGATGTATGCGTCTCGGCCGAGCCCGCCGTTGCCGACGGTGTCGCTGGCTCCGTCGTCCTTCTCCCAGAGCTGGAAGTCCGCCGAGGCGGTCGGCACCTCCACGTTGGAGTTATCGACGAAACGGATGCACCACCGCACCCCCTCGACCCGCTCGTCCATCTCCTGATCGGTCGGCGCGTTGTCGACACTGAAGAGGTTGGCCGCGGCCGGCGCGGTGACGTTCGGGTTCGGATCAGCGGAGAACCCGCTGACAGCGACCTCGCGAACCTTGGTCATCCTCATGCCCGGTCAGCATGAGGGCCCTCCGGCCGCCCCTCAACCTTGTGGGCTGCTACGTGACGTCAGCCGGGTAGATGCTGCTGCGGAACCGCGCCGGCCCGAGCATCATGGGCCCGGGAGGCGACGAGAACGTCGACGAACCCCCGCCGGTGTTCACGACGGAGGCATGGAAGGCGGCGGGGCCGGTGGCGTCGGGGAGGTTGGCGCCGGTGATGGTCGCGACCAGCGTCCCGTTGATGTAGTAGCGGAGCGCCCGCGTGGTGTTGTCGGCGACGTTCGCACCCTGGAACTCCACCCGGAAGCGGGTGAAGGACGCCACGGTGGCCACGGTCAGGCTGTCGACGCTGCTCTGGCCGCCAGAGCCGCCGCAGTCGCAGAACCAGTTGCCGCTCGGCCCGAGCTGGAAGACGGCGTAGTTCGTGGCGGTGCCGCCGGCCCCCGGGATCTTCTCGACGTCTGCCAGCCCCACGAAGATGTTGCGATGCGGGATGTTCGCGGCGGGAACGTAAAGCTCCCACTCGACGGCGAACGAGAGATCATCGCTGAAGGCGCAGGGGGCATACCGCCAAACGATGGTGTTGTCGCCCGCCGTGTCCCCGCATTCCACCGAGAGGCCACGCAGGCGGAAGCTCCCGAAGGTCTCCGTCAGCGCATAACCGATCCCGCTCGTCTGCAGTCCCTTCGTGAACCAGCGACTACCGAGAGCTCCGGCAGCGATGGCTCCAGAGGCTGTCGCCAGGTAGTTCCCTGCGATCACCAGCCACCCCTGCGTGGCCGCGAGCGTGTTCGAGGGATTGCCGCCACTGGTGAGGGCGTTGGCGGCGTTGGTCAAGTACGTCCCGATCGTCGCGCTGTATGCCAGCGGGACGGTGCCGATCAGCGGAACTGATGCCATGGTCCCGGACACGGAGATGCTGGCGTTCGCGTCCCAGCACTCGTCCCACTGGATCACCCGCCCGCCCGGCAGTCCGAGGTGATCGAATAGTCCCCGGGTCTGCCCGAGGGCGTTGCGGAAGCGCACGATCGCCGCCGCGTAGTCGGTGCTCTTGGCTTGAGGCTTCGTCAGCCAGTCCGCCAGATCCGCGAGCGCCTTGAGCGCCTGGGCCACGCTAGCGGCGTTGAGGGGATCGCCGTCTGCCGGGAGGGTGACGATCGGGGTGATCGCTGGGTTGGGGGTCGGCGAGGGGGACTGGGTCGCCGTCTTGTTCCCGGTGTAGTTCGTGGACATCGCGCTCCTATGGGCCGGTCACGACGGCCGGGCTGCCGTCCGGTGGAATGAACCGTACTGAGCCGCCGCCCCAGGTGGCGCCCACGGCTCCCCAGGTCTGCGTCGTCGGCCAGCCCCAGAGGTTCCCCGCGAGAAGCACGTAGCTGCCCATGAAGGTGGAGATCGCCGGCCGCCAACGGCTCACGATGCCGTTGAGGATGGCTTGCCCCGCCGTGCCGCTCAGATTGGCAGCGTCCGCGGTGAAGAGCAGCGCGAAGCGGTTCCAGAGGGCCCCGTCGACGTCGTGGATCCCATCGAACATCCACCCCGGCCGCCCGCGGGTGGACATCGTCATCAGCGTGCCGGCGGTCAGCGCCGTGCCGGACAGGTACCAGTAACGGCCGTTGTCTTGGATGATGTTCGCGCCTGCGTAGCCCATCGTGGAGAGCGCCTCGAGCAGCTCCAGGGGGCCGCCGAGGAGGGCGCCGTCGTCCCAGGCCGAGAGCAGGCGCTCGGCGTAGAGGCCGTCGTTCTCGCTGGGGGCGCGGGGGAGGATGCGGTCGGCCCCGGTGTGGTCGAGGGCGTCGGTCGGCGCCTCCGAGGGGGGCTGGCCCACCTCCCGCAGGATGACCCCGGGGAAGCGGGCAAGGACCCCGAGCCGGGCCCGGTCGAGGAGATCGTCCTTGGCCGAGGCGAAGGCTTTCACGTAGCCCGTGCCGTTCGGGCCCTGGAGCCACGCGGGCGCCGTCAGCGTCTGCCAATCGATATATGCCATCAGACCGCCTGCCAGGTGAGCTGGTCCGCGAGGAGCGGCGTCGTCGTGTTCAGGACCGCGACCTCGGTTGAGGCGAGCGTGACATTGGCGGCGGAGCCGTTGAGCTGCTCCCCGGTGAAGTCCAGCGCCCCCGCGTCCATCACCACCCGCACTAGATCCGCGAGCCGCACCACCTGCCCGATGTCGGAGGCCACCAGCACCGCCTGCCATGCGAGCTGCGCTGCCGCCTGCGCTGCGGCCAGCTTCGCGGCCGCCACCGTTACCGTCCCCGCTGCCGTGATCTGCCGGGAGGTCGAGTTGCGGGCCACGAGAATGCGGCCGATGGGCCCCCGCGGATCGATATACGCCTGCACCGCCGTCACCGCGCCGCCCGAGACGGCGCCGGCCGCCCCGGCCAGCGTGAGGTAGAGCCGCCCCGGGTACGTCGCGTCCTCCTCGAGCCGGACGCGGGTGACCTCCGCGCTCGCCGCCTTTGCCCACTTCACGAACCGGCTCTCGGGGGGGACGGTGGTCAGATCGGGCCAGCGCGCCTTGCAGCGGGCGATGAGCGCGGGGATGAGCTCGTCGTCCTGCCCGACGGTTACGAACGACGTTCCCGGAGTGGCAAAGGAGAACTGGTCCCCCGCCACGAAGCTCGGCGTGCCGGCGCCGTTGGCGAACGTCACCCGGGTGCCGCTGGCGGTCCCGTCGGCGAGCGGCAGATCGAAGACGCCGATCGCGCCGTTGGCGGCCCAGGTGTTCCCGCCGTCCGCCGAGCTCGACCACGCCCCGGCCCCCACCTGCCCGCTCGCATCGATGCGGACGAGGAACCGGGCCGGCGTGGGCGTGACCCCGCCCGAGGTGCGACTCGGGGTGATGGTGCCGGTGCTCTGGAGTCCCGCCGTGACCGCGGTGAAGTCCCCGGCCAGATTGACGGCGGTGACCCCGAGGAGCGGCGTGAGGAGCGTCTTGATGGTGCCGGCCGGGTCGTTGTAGCGGGCCCCGGGCTGCTCGGCCTGGATCTGGATGGCCAGCGTCCCGCTGGTGTTGAGGGTCCCGCCGGTGGTGTTCACCCAGCGGTTGCCCGTCGGGCCCGCAAACCACAGCGTTCCGGCGGTGATGGTGTAGGGGCCGTGGCTGCCGTCGCAGGTGAGGGTAAGGTTCTGGACCGCGGTGACGGCCAACTCGCGATCAAGCGAATAGAGCTGCTGGGCGGCCAGGATCGCGAAATCGTCGCCCGCGAAGTCCAGCGCCGCCGAGCCGAGCATCGCCGGGAGGGCCTGCTGCATGAGATCCGCGTCCCCGAGCGTCTCCAGCTCGACGAAGGTCCGCATCACGCCGCCCGAGGCCCAGTCGGTGATCGGAAAGCCGGGAATGGCCTTCGCCTTGTCGATGAGGGTCTGCTTGATGTCGTTGTTCGTGGGCGGCCCGAAGACCCCAGAGGGCGTGAGATCCGTCGTTGTGGCGGTCAGTGCGGCGGCCGGCGCCGAGGGCACATCGACCGGGCTCGCGTCGTCGACGGGGACCCAGCCGAGCGCGGTGGTGAGGCTGGTGCCGTCGGCCATCACCGGCACCTCGTCGATGCCGAGGACGATGTTGGGCGAACCGCCGGTGAGAGCGAGGGAGCTGTAGTCCTGTGCTCCGGCGTCCTTCAGGATCTGCTTCAACACCGCGAGGCGCACGGTCGCCCCGCTCCGTAGGCCATCGAGGTAGGCGAGCCATGCCGCATTCGCCGCGGCCTGGATCTTCCCGATGGTGAGCCGCGAGGCGGTGACCGTCCCGGTGGGGACGATGGCCCGCGTCTTCACGCTGAGGACGTTGGCGATCTCGCCGACATCGAGGCGAGGCGTGACGTATTGCTGGACGTGCACCACCGTGTCCGGCGCCGCCCGCCCCGAAGCGCTCCCGACGTAGACCAGAAGGCGGTTGGCGCTGTTCGGATCGGAGACGGCCCGCACCCGCACCACCTCCGGTGCGGCGATCTTCGCCCAGAGCTCGACCGTCCCTACGCCGGGGACGTCGGAGAGGGTCAGCCAGCGGGCCCGGCAGCGCTCGATGAGGCGCGCGTCCGTCTCGGCGTCGGAGCCTTGCTTGATGATCGCCGTGTTCGCCCAGAAGAAGACGTCGCCCGCGATGAAGCTCGGGTTCGCGGTGAGCGAGTCGACGAAGGCGGCCGTGCAGCCGCCGGGTAGCCCCACAAGCGCTCCGGCCGAGAAGGGCCCCACCCAGGTCAGACCGTCGTCCGTGCTCACCTGGAATCGAGCCAGCGGGGCGGCCGCCGATTGTCCGCTGGCGATGATCTGCAGGCGGTATCGGTCGGAGGTCGGCGGAATCCCCTCGAAGGTCTCCATCGGATGGATTGCCCCCTGAGAGCCGCCGCCGATGACGATGGCCGCCGGATCCGGCGTGAGGATCCGGGCGTTGCTGACCGTCACCCCCGGCAAGGCGGTGACGAGCGTGTCGATCGTGAGCGGCGGGTCGGCGTAGCCCGAGCCGGGCGCCTCCGCCTGGAACTGCACCTGGACCGATCCGCCGGACGGGATCGCCGCCGCCTCGATGCTGACGTAGCGGTTCCCGGTGGCGCTGGAGGCGACGATCAGATCGCCGGCCGCCTCGTTATAGGGACCAGCGTCCGCCGAGCAGGTGACCGTCACCGACTGCACCGTCGACGTCGCCGGATTGCGGTCGAGGCCATAGAACTGTTTCGCCCAGAACGTGAGCCAGTCGCCCGCGGCGAAGTCCAGGAAGCCGCTCGCGATGCCATCGGTGACCTTCTGCGCCGCCCGGTCCACCAGCGTCCCGGCCACCATGTCGACGAGGCCGTTCTCGAGCCCGCCCTGGCTGGTAGGCGCCCAGTCGCTGACGGGGAAGCCCGAGGCCACGAGGTTCGCGCGGATGCGCGCGCCCACCTGGTCGGCGGTCATGGGCAAGAGAAGCGTCGCGAGTGCGGTGGTCATGATGCCGACTGCACCTCCAGCAACGAGACGGTGAGCTTGTCGACCGCCACCAGGAACGTGAAGGGGCCCGTCGCTAGCTCGCAGAGGATGGCGATCGAGAGCGCGCCCGTCTGCGGATTGCTGGTGACGGTCACCGTGGGATTGTCGATCCGCTCGTCCTTGATGATGGTCGAGGTGATTCGGCCCTGGAGGTCGGCGAGCTGCCCGGGCGTCATCCCAGCGCTGACGAAGTCGCGGACGTCGGTGTCGCTATAGTCGGCGTCATAGAAGAGCGGCCCCTGCAGGCGGCGGCAGAGCGCGTTCCCGATGTTCCGGAGCCCCGAGGCGATGGCCAGCGACTGCCCGACGTCGGTGATGCAGTCGATGTCCTGGCCCAACTCGGCGTCCCCGCCCGGCGTGGAAAGATTCGGGGGCAGGCCCGGTGAAAAGGTCTCGTAGAACCCGACGAAGAGATGGTTGAGGCTGATCGTTCCAGTCGCGGTGTAGCTCGCCTTCATCCGCGTTAGGCCGGTCAGACTGACGAGTCCCAGATCAAATAGAAACGGCACCTGCGGTGCCACCATCGATGGGGATGCGAAAAGAACCGTTCCGTCTATAGCCCCGGCCGTTCCACCGGTCCGGAGGGTCAGCGTCGCACTGGGCGTGCCGCTGGGCGTCCCGAGCACGCCACCGAAGAACATGTGCGTTCCGGGAAGCAGAGAAGGATCAATGATCCATTCCCACCCGGCGGGCGTCTCGCTCACCTCCGCCCCGAGGGTAAAGAGATCGATGACGGTGAGAAGAGTGAGGCCGCCTCTCATCGCTTCACCATGGCAGCGCGATCAGGGTGGGGCCGATGGCCGTGAGGCCGCTTATCCCGGTCACCTTGAGGGGCTGCGGGCTCGACCAGATGTTGTTGACGACTGCGCGGACGGCCCACACCCGGAAGCTGGCGGCGGAGACCGCCGCATCGACGACGAGAGCGCCGTCGATGGTGTTGTAGGTGCCTCCGATCCGGATCCTCGCCCGCCCGACACTGCCATTGGATCCGGTGGTCGCGCCCAGCACCATCTGGAACTTCGGCCCGAGCTTGCTGAAATCCACGATCGGGGAGAAGGGGGTGCTCCCTCCGTCGTCGAATGATTCGGAGCCCGTGGCGAAGATGTGCGAGGAGGACTGAAAAGCGCCCAGCAGGGCCGGATAGCGAGAAGAGCTCGATCGCAGCACCTCCACGATCAGCGTTAGATCGGAGAGCGTCGGCGTCGTCACGCTGTCGGTTTGCGCGGTGACCAGCCATTGCAGCGCCCCGGCGGGAACCGCGATCGTGGCCGACAGCGAGAAGAGTCCGTTCGCGCTCAGCGCCGGGAGAGTGGTCAACAGCGTGCGCGACGTCGCCGAAACCGAGACATCGTTCGTCGTCCTGATTCGAAAGGTGATGCTCTTGCCCGGATCGAGCGAAGCGCAGTTGCCGACGATGTGGCAGACGATCGAGGTGGCTCCGACGGCATCGAAATCGAAGCTCGGGCCGATGCCGAGGGAGCCCTCCGATCCGCCCACGCCGGGCCAATTGAGCAGCGGGAACACCAGTGGGTAGCTGTCGCTCATGCCAAGGTCGCCGCCGTGAACATCAGGTACGCCCCATTAAAGGCCGTCGCGTGGTTTCCGGTCACCAATACAGAAACGTACAGTTCTTCGCCCTCGGTGGCGGAGTTGAAGGTCACGACGAAGACCGTACTTGAATTGCCCGTGCTGAGCGTCGAGGTCACATCGGCTGCAGAGCCGTCGCTGAGATGAGCCGTGAGGGTGATATCGACCAGCCCAATCTTGACGTAGATTTTCAGGGTGCGGCTGGCGGTCCCCGCACGGCAACGGAGCCGGAAACCCCAGTTCGTCGGCCCCGAGTTGGTGCCGGTGGTCTGCTGCTGGGCCGTCGTCACGCTGGAGAGCGGAGCCGAGATATCATCCCCGGCGTTGGAGGAGATGGTGACGTTCGACCCAGCCGTCTGCAAGGTCTGCACGTTCACCCAGTCGAAGCCGTTGAGCAGCTCGCCGCCGATGATCCGGCCGTGCATTCCGGATGAGCCCCGGGGCGGGTTGGCGGTGCTGCCGCCGGGTGCAAACCAGTCCTTGGTGCCCTCGGTGCTGAGGTTCACCGTCACGCTCGCGTTGACGTTCGTCTGGCTGACCGACAGAGCGCCGGCGACACCACCCCCGCCGGGCGTCCCCGTAGCCACGGCTGTGACCCGACCCTTCGTGTCGAGGGTGACCGAATTGACGTAGGTGCTGCCCCCGCCGTATGTCCCCGCGCCAGGTCCGGCCGCCGCGAGGGACGGGCTTGGGAAGGTCGCCGCCAAATCTCCGCTGGCCGGGCCGGTAGGGATGCGAGCGTCGGATAGCCGCGAGTCGTTTCCCGCGCACGCTTGCTGCGCGCCGGTTCCCAATGTTCGCATCGAGGGCGTCCCCGCGGCCCCGTCCTTGTTCGCGGTGGCTACCTGCGTGTCGGTGATCGTGCCGCTGGCGATCTTACTTGCGGTGACCGCGCCGGGCGCGATGTGGGGACTCGGGAACGTGTCGACAAGGTCGCCGCCTGCCGCGCCGATGGGAGGCAACCCGGTGGGCAGCGCCTCGCCAACGATCTTCCCGCTCACCATCGTGAGCACGGTTCCCTCGGCGATGCTGCCGACGAGGGCGACGATTTTATCGGCGGTCTCGAGCTTGTCTGGGGCGAAGTTGTCGAACAGCGCGCTCCCCAGTGCCTTGAAGATGGTGATGCGGTCGACCGGCTGCCCCGCCGCGATCATCGCCTGCGTGGAGTTCGCCACCGCGTTGGCGATCGCTACACCGAGCGCATCACCCTCGACCGACACTCACGGCACCGGAGGCTTCGAGGCGAAGACCGCGAGGCTCGCGTTCCCGAGGGCGACGTGGGGCGACCCGGTGAACATATCGATCGCGAGGCCCGTCAGCACGCCGTCGGCCGGCGTGAGGTTCTCGGCACCGAGCTCGACCTTGAGCCCATGCACCGAGACGCGGAGGACGTGCGCACCCTGATCCCAGAGAAGGGCCACCGGCAGAGCCGGATCGCCGTTATCGAACGCCACCAGCACCCGCGCCCCTGGAAGGACCTGCACGGTCAGCCCCGGCACGCCGGCTTGGAGGGGGAGCCCTGACATCCCGGGCATGCTGGCGTCGTCGAGCTTGACGTCTACGTTCTGCCCCGTCTGCGACACGACGGTCGCGCGATAAACCCCTAAATAGTCGATGCGCGGCTTCGCCGCCCGGACGAGCGCGAGAAAGCTACCTTTGACCCGATCCCAGGCCACGGGCGAGCATAGGCGCGGCTCCGCGTCGCGCTCATGTTTGCGCCGGGATCAGAGTTCTTCGACGCCTACCAGCTTGCCGAGCCGGGCGTCGAACGTAGCGAGCGGGAGCTGGCCGGCCTTGCGGGCGATCTCCAGGATCAGGCAGTCGGCGAAGCTGACGCCGCTCTCCGCCTCGAAGGTCTTCACGGCCGCCAGCACCACCTCGCGGTCCTGGATCACCACGTTGGCCGTCGAGAGCAGCATGGTCAGCGCTGCGGCGATCTTGGCCCGGTCGAACCGGTAAGCGCTGGCGAGCACCCATGCGCTCTCGGCCAGCACGAGGTGGCAGATCCAGATCTGCCCCGCCAGCGCCACACGGGCGCGGGCGAGCTGGGCGGGATCGTCCTGCACCAGCAGCCGGAGAACGACGTTCGTGTCAGCGGCGCGCATGCTTCTCGGCCAGGTAGTCGCCGATGGCCTCGTCCATCTGCTCGACGGTGAGTGGCGGCCCCGGCGGAGGCCCATCGGGGAAGAGGAGCCGGTGGACTTCGTCCATCGTGTGCACCACCCCCCGGCGCACCACGATCTCGCCGTCCCGCTCGTCCCATTCCACCACCGCCCCCGGCTCCAGTCCGAGCTTCTTGCGCACCTCGGCAGGCACCGAGATTTGCCCCTGGGGAGAGATCCGCGACTGCGCGATGGCCATGGATTCACCATAGCACATGGGCGTTTTACCCGCGGTAAAGAAACCCGGGTCTGTGCCGATATGATCAGGTATGCGCAACTTTCTCCCCGGCCTCGTGGTTCTGACGCTCATCGGCTGTGCCAGCGGCGAGGTCGGCGGCGGCGCCACCCCGCCCCCCGACTCTCTGCCCGCCGCCACCGGCGGCACCGGCGGCACGGGAGGCACTCCGGCGGCCGGCTCCGGTGGCACCGGTGACGTCGCGGGAACGGGCGGCGGGGCGGCCACAGGTGGCTCCGGGGGCGCGCCGGCGCCGGCCCCGGCCACTGATAGCGGCGCCCCCGCCCCGAGCCCCACCGCGGGCCAGCCTGACGCTCAGACGACGCCTCCCGCGCCCGCCCCGGATGCCCACGCGGCCATCAGCGACGCTGGGGGCTACCCCGCGTGCGTCTCGGACCGCCAGATCTACCCGGTGCATTTTTGCTACACGTCGAGCGGCGTCCCCCAGTTAATGCACAAGGGCAACTACAGTTGCTCGATCTGCGCCACGCAGGACCTGACCCCGGGCGCGACGCAACAGGCGTTTGCCGGGTGCACGTGGGCCACGCAGGAGCTGCCCAATGGCCAGACGGGCGGCGTCCTCTGCGTCGCCTCCTGCGACGAGTGCCGGTAGCCGCTCACTCCCAAAGGACGAGGGAGCGCACCTTCTCGCCGTCGATCCGGTGCTCGACGTAGGTGACCTTCCGGCCGGCGAGCAGCGTCCCCGGTAGCAGCGTCGGTGCCTCGGCCGCGATCTGCTGCTGGCCGTCCGCCGGCCGCTCCTCCAGATCCTGGTAGCTCACCACGTCGGCGAGGCCGCTGTCCGGCCAGCTCTCCACGCCCACCCAGAGCGTTCCGTCCGGGAGCATCCGCCAGGCTGTGCCGGCGGGCAGGCGCTGGTCCTCGAGGAGGGCGCTCACCATGAGCCCCACCGGGTTGGCGCGGGTGACCCACCCCGGGAACGACAGCCCCAGCACCCCCGCGTCCGAGTTGGCCGCGAGCTTCTCGCCCGCGGTGGCCAGCAGGTCGGCTAGGACGATCCGCAGGGTGGTGCGGCGGTAGTGGCGGGGGCGGGCCGCCTTGCCGAGGCCGTCGGCACCGGCTACGAGCCGGACGTGTGCGGTGTCGAGCCAGACGCCGGTCGAGTGCGCCGTCCCCTGCAGGGTCAGGCCGCCGTCGATGGCGAGGGCGCAGGCGCCGGTGATCGCGGTCTGGCTGTCGACCCGCACGTCGGCCGTCCAAGCCCCAACCCGCGGCAGCAGGATCGACCCATCGAACACGGGCCGGCCGTTGAGAGTGGCGAAGGCCATCTCAGCTCGTGCCGCCCTTGCGGGTCTTCGCGGCGCCGGTCGGGTTGATGTCCGTCTGCGAGGGGGGGGGCCCGGCCTGGTTGCGGGCGGGGTTCAGCTCCTTGGCGATGGGAACCTTCGCGGCGCCCTTCGCCGTGGCCGTCTTCTTCACCGCCTTCGTCTCGACGTATTCGACGCACTTGATGCGGACGATCCGCGATCCGGTCACCGGTCCCTTCTCGGGGACGGACACGCCGAGCACCACCACCGATGCGATCCCCCAGAGCGCGAAGGCCGGGTTCACGATCGGCTTCGCCAGCTCCTTGGCCGTACTCTTCTTGTTCGGCTTTGTCCAGAGCAGCGGTGCGATCTCCTCCATCTTCGCGAGCTGCTTCGGCGTCCAGAGCAGGCACTCGATCGTCACCGGGCCGGGCAGGTAGCCGTTGACCGTGATGGTCGCGCCGTCGACGCCGCCGGCCTTCTTTTTGTCGAAGGCCAGCGTCGGTTCGCCCTTCACCGAACAGAGGCCCGGGAGCTGGATCCCGCCGATCTTCACCGTGTCCCACGGGTCGGGCGCATAGAGGTCGTGATCGATCTCCGCGTCGTAGCCGGTGGCAACCGGATCCCAGAAGACGAGCGCCATCAGGCTGACCCCGCCTGCAACTGCATGCGCTCGAAGGCCGACTGCAGGGCGCCCGGCAGGATCGATTCCACGTGCGCCGCCACCTGCTGGCCGAGCTGCTCGGCGTTCCCCTCGCCGCCGTGGCCGGTGGCGTTCACGTTGGTCTCCACGTGCACGGTGACCTGGATGGGCCCGAAGCCGCCGCTGGCCCCGGCGGGCCGGGGATAGGCGCCGGCCGGCACCGCGTCGGCCATGCTCATCGACCGCGCCACGGCGGCGTCGATCTCGTCCGCGCTCCGATCGAGCCCGCGGATATAGCCCTCGCCGGACATCTCGCCCATCTCGGCGAAGACGGCGCTCGGGGAGTGGATGCCGAGAACGCCCTTCAGCTTGCCCACCACCGCATCGCCAAGCCCGGATACAGTATCGAGGACGGCGGTGATGCCGCCGGCGATCCCCTCCTTGAGCCCCTGCCAGAGCGCCTTGCCTATCCCCGCGGCCGCCTCGAAGAACCGCTCCGCCACGCCCACCACCGTGTCGTAGGCGCCGGTCACCCATTCGACGACCTTCTCGCCCGCCAGGAAGAGCACGGCGGCCAACCGCCCCAGCTCGTCGCCGAGATCCACCACGATCCCCCCCAGGAACTTGGCCACCGAGGCGAAGACGCTCAGCACCTCCTCCACGTCCTCAAGCCGTTGGGGAAGCTTGTCGAGGAAGTCGATCAGCCGGTCGCCCCACGCCTTGAAGTCGATGTGCTCGATGAGGTCGGCCGCCCGGGTGAACAGCACCTCCAGGCTCTTGGCCAGCTTGCCGCCCACCTCTCCCGAGGGGTTGAGCATGTCGCCCAGCTTGCCGATGACCCCGCTCAGCCGGTCGAACGCCTCCGTCTTGGAGAGCGTCTTGTAGAGCTCTTCGGGAGCGTCGCGGAGGTGCGTGATGCGGGCGCCGAGGGTCTCGGACATCTCCACCCCAGCGGCGCCGAGAGCGCGCCCCGTGCGCTTGTGGATGAGGTCGTAGAGGCTCTCGAGCGCCTCCTCGACGTCGAGCTTGCCCTTCTCCATGTCCCGCTTGAGGATGTCGGACGGCTTGCCCGTGCGCGCCGAGAGCTGCTTCAAGAAGTCGTTCTCGCCGAAGCCGATCCCGCCGAGCGTCCGGTTGTCGACCCGTCCGGTGCGCTTCAGCCGCTCGAGCGACGCCAGCGCCTCTTCGAGGTTGCCACCCGGGAGCGCGGCGATGTCGAGCGCGGCCGCCAGCGCCCGGTGAAGACCCTCCCCGGCAAATCCGACCCGAAGAAGCGAGGCCGCCGTGCCCTGCAGGCGCTCGTTGGTGAACTCGGTGTGCTTCGTGATGTCTTCGAGGTACTCGAGCAGCTCGTCGCCGCCCTGGACCCCGAGGAGCAGCTTGAAGGACTTCTCGGCCCGCTCCGCCTTGCCGGCGGCGCCGAGGATCTCCGCGCCCAGTTCCTTCACCTTGTCGACGATCTTCTCGACTGCCTCGAAAGCCAGCACGAGACCGATGGCCTCGGCGAACTCATTGAGGCCGTTCTTGGCGTATTCGAACTGATGCCCGAGGTTGATGAGCGAGTGGGCGTGCTTGTCGTGGCCCCGGGAGGCGTGCTCGCTGGCGTGGCCGGCGTGCTCGGTGGCCTCGTCGAGCTTGTGGAGGGCGCCGATCGACTTGCCGACCTCCTGGTTCATCTTGAGGAGGCCGTCGAGCTTGGCGTCGATCTCATAGAGGAAGTCGAGGTCAGCCATCCATCACCGCTTCGGCGCAATGAAGTCCCGCACCACCCGGAGGCAGTCGAGGCCGTCTGCGACCAGCAGGGCGCCGATCTGCGCCTCCTCCCCATCCTCGCCGCGAACGAAGGCGGTCAGGGCGGCCGCCGAGGCCAGCGGATCCCGCTTGGCCTCTTCGACGGCGGCTAGAGTTTTCGGCTGGTGGTTGCCCGCGAGAGGCCGGCGACGGTGAGCAACTCGCTCCCGAAGGTCTCGGCCAGCGCCGGCAGCACGTCGAGGGTCGCGATGAACTCCGCCCGCGGCGGCTCGACGATGCAGTCGAGGAGCAGCTTGCGGAGCGCATGCGGCTTCTTGGTCTCGTCGGCTTGCATGGCCCGGAACTGGCTCCACTCGCCGCCGGTCGGGAGGCGGACGACGATCTCCATATCCACGTCCTCGTTGGCGAGGAGCCGCAGATCCTTGTCCGGATGCTCGGCCTTGAGCTGCTTGATCCGCTCGTCCGTGATGGGCATGCCCTCACGGTAGACCGCCGCCGGAGCCTCGCCCTACTCCCCGGCCTCAGATCCCGAGGGGAAGCGCGGGGGTCGCGATCGGCACGCCGTTGAAGAGCACGCGCAGTGGGAAGCCGGTCACCTTGGCCACGATGGCGTCCGTGCCGTCCGCGTTCGAGAACTCCACCTTCTGGATGCGGAAGCCCACCACCGTGTCGGTGATGACGGGCTGCCCGAGCTCGGCATACTGGGCCACGATGTCGAACTTCTGCTCCCCGAAGCCGACGCCGCCGATCCCCAGCGTCGCCTTCAGGGCCTCGAACTCGAGCCGGTACATCTCGAAGTCCGCACTGGCCTTCTGCTTGCCGCGGGTGGCGCCGAGGAGCTGGGGCCGGCTACCGTACACCTCGCCGGGCGCCAGCTCGTCGCTGTAGTTGAGCGACTTGAACCCGATGATGGGGATCCCGTTGAAGCGCGCCTCGATGCTCGCGAACGAGTACCGGTGGCCGTTGATGAGCGGGTATTGGATGGGCGGCGCCATGGTGTCTCCCTACGTCGAGAGCGACGGGTTCTGGAAGCCGATGTTCGTCGAGATGAACTTCATGTAGCCGAGCGGCGTGATCCGCACCGTCACCGGCAGCGTGCTCGTCGAGAGGATGTTGGCCGCCCGGTTCACCACCACGCTCGAGGCGGAGGCGTCTCCGGTGGAAACCACCCCGGCCTTGAGCTTCGAGTTGACGGTGGCCTCGAAGCTCTGCGCGTCCCGTTCGTCGATGGTCCCGTCGGCCGGGTTGATCCGGACCGAGCCGTTGAGGTAGGGCAGCTCGCCCTGGCGGGCGATCCGGCAGGCCGCATCCATCACCCGGCGGCGCTGGACGTAGTTGAAGTCGGAGCCCGGCGGGGCCATCAGGTTGCCGTTGGTGATGAAATAGCCCGGCCGCCCCGGGAACGTCCGCATGGTGATGAACCGCTGGGCGTCGAGGAAGGGCGTCTTCTGCTCGTCCCGGTAGAGGCTGGCCACATGCACGATCGGCGTGGTGCTGCCGACGAAGGCCGGATCCTCGCCCGGCTGGATGTTGGCGATGTGGGTCGCCACCGCCCAGGCCGCGTTCCGCCGCAGGATGCGGCCGGTGACCGACGAGACGTGGCCGATGTCTCCCGCCACCACCCCGGTCCGCCGGCTCTGGAAGGAGGCGAAGGCCGAGGCCACCGTCGAGTCCGACTCCGAGGTCGGGCACTCGACGAGCCCGAAGGCGAAGCGGAACTGGCCCTCGGCCGTGGTCATCTGGGTGTCGACGATCGCCGCGGCCGAGGCTGCGGCTGCCGCGTTGGCCCAGGTGCCAACCACGTGCACGAAGCCCCACTCGGGGGCGGCCGCGAGGAGCGCGGTGAAGGCGTTGGTGAGATCGGTGGTGCTGTAGCCGGCCGCCGTGGTGGTCCAAGCGTAGGTGTCCCCGGCCGTGAACGTCCCCGAGAAGGTGGCCACCACCCCGGTCCCGGGGATGGCGTACTTGCCGGCGCCGCTGGGGATAGCGATCTGGCCCGAGGTGCTGTTGCCGCCATCCACCGAGTAGGTGAACACCCCCGCGCCGAGGCCGCCCGCGGTGGTGATGGTGAGGAGCACCGAGTAGGCGTCGATCGGGCTGTCGCTGTGGGTGACGTTCGAGGCGGCCGGCCCCGAGCCGGTGAGGGTCACCGAGCCGTCGGTGGCGATGAGGTAGACGTCGTTGCTCACCCACGTCTGCCCCGACGCGAAGGTCACGGTGGTCAGGGTCCCCGGCACCGCATACGAGAAGGTACCGCTGGTGCTGGCCACCGGCGTGCCGTATGCGCCACCGTTGAGCGACACCTGGAAAGTCATCGTCCCGTTGGTGCCGCCGGTCCCGATCTTGAGCTGGATGGACTGGGCGGGCGCGAGGCTCGCGGCCACCGTGCCGGTGCCCGGGCCGGTGTGGGTCACGCTGCCGTTGCTGCCGTAGGCGCTGGGATTCACCGGCAGCGCGTAGACGGGGCCGCCCACCGAGAGGCTGTCGGCGAGGGCCTCGACGAGCGGGCCAGATCCCAGCGTGGCGGCCGCGGTGCCGGCGTCGCCAAACGAGTAGATCTGGCCGACGATGCCCGCCGAGCAGACGCCCAGCTTGACGTGGGCGTTGGCCACCGACGGCGGCGTCTGGCCGAGGGCGCCGTCCTGGATCTTGAATGTCGCGTCAGGCAGTGACATGTCGCGCGTCCTCGCTGGTGGTTATCGGGCCACGTGGCCGGTGACGATCTCGATGGCCCGGTCGAACTCCTCCTCGGTCAGCTCCTTGCCCTCCGGCCAGCGCTCGTGCACCTTGGCCGCCGCGAACTTCCAGTAGTCGGGGTTGGGCCGCGGCCCGACGAGCCCCGCCAGGTTGACCGCCACCGGCCCACCCGCGGCGGCCGCGGCGGCCGGGACCGGGTAGGTTGGGGCCGGCCCGAACTGCGGCCAGAGGCCCTTGCGCTCGGCCCACTTCTCGACCGGCAGCTTCTCGCCGCTCGCGGCCTCGGTCGGGTGCTCGGTGTCTTCCATGGGCGGTCTCCTCAGGATGAGAGCGGGTCGGGAATCGTGATCGGCATCGAGCTGACGACGTGGAGGACGTCGGCCTCGCGGGTGATCGGGATCTGCACTTCGAGGTCGAGCACGTAGACGATCCCGAGCCGGGTGGTGGACCCCTGCGCGAGGGACCAGTCCCCGCCCGTCGCGTCCCACGCCCCCCAGCCGACGGCGTTGATGGCCGCCACCAGGTGGTTGATGAGGGCCTCGGTGGCCGCGAGATCGTTGACGGCGCTCGGCGGAGAGCCGACGCCCCAGATGCGCACCTGCACTTGCGCGTGGCGCGTCCGCAGCGGGCGGGGGTTGGTGACGCCGTCGCCGCCCTGGGCATGCGGCCCGAGGATCCGCTCGCGCAGCGGCACCCAGACGATCCGCGGCGGGGCCCCTTCGACCATGAGCCGGTCGGCCCCCACGTCGAAAGCCGGGATCGGCTGGCCGAGCGCCGTCAGCGTGGTCGTGACCTGCGTCTGCACAGCCGCGAAAAAGTCCCCGAGTCCCATCAGTGCACCCCCGCCGCGTCCCGGATGGCGCCCTCTATCTCGCGCCGGAAGACCGGCAGCCAGATCGGCCCGAGGCCGCCGGTGGCCGCCGTCGGCACGATCTGCCGCTGGGGGATCCGCCTCGTCCCATACTGGTGATAGGAGGCGTACTCGACGGGGATCGAGATCCGGATGGTGGCGCCCTGGGCGAACGCCCCGGCCGCCGCTCGCAGCCGGCCGGTGTTGAGGAGGGGCTTGCCGACGCGGCGGCGCAGCGGCCGCCACGGGCGCCCGTAGGGATCGCGCGAGTCCCGGAACTCGTCGGCCATCAGCTTGATGGCCGCGGTCGCCAGCCGGCGCGCCACAGTCTCCCGGAACTGCGGGCTCCCGATGAGGCCGGTACGGCGCCGCAGGTCTTCCAGCGCCCCGAAGCTGCTGCGGACCATCGCCATCGTCAGTCGTCCTGGAACGGCGCCGTCCGGCCGTTGGGATCCGCCCGGCTCGAGAACCCCCGCTGGTCGGAGGAGATCACGAGCGGCCGCGCCCCGATCTCGCCCTCCGCGCCCCCGGGCGTGGAGTCGGTGATGTCCGGGATTGCCGTCCCAGACGCCACTGCCTTCAGCCACGCGATTGCATCCTCGTAGCGGGCGCGGATGCCCGGGTCGCTGCCGGCCTCCGGGTTGTAGCCGCGGCCGACGAGGATGTAGTAGATCGCGACGTTGACGCAGACCCGGCGCACATCGGTGCCCACCTTCGTGAGCGGCAGCGTGAACTGCTGCCGCAGATAGGAGTCGATGAGCGCCGAGGCGTCCGCGATGGCTCCCGCTTGGGTGGTGGGATCCACGCCGGCCAGCGCCGCCGGGTTGATGCCGGCGGCCAGGTCAGTGACCTGCGCGTACTGGTAGATCGGCGCGGGCATCCCGTCCTACTTCTTCGACCCCTTGCCCGTGTTCGCGGAGCCCTTCGATTCCTCGCCGCCCGCCAGCGCCGAGGGCGCGCCCGGCTCCCCGCCGCCCTCGGCCCGCGCCGGGCCGCCCTTGCCCTCGAGCTCCGCGATACGGGCCTTGAGCTTGGCGTTCTCGGCCTTCACCTCCGCCAGCTCGGCGTGGGCGTCGGTCAGCTTCGCGCCGAGCTCGGAGGCCTGCTTGCGGGCGGCGTCCATGGCCTCCCTCGAGACCTTGGTCTCGAGGTCTCCGCCCTCGCGGATGCGCAGCACCGGGTCGGCCTTGATCTGCTCGTACCCCTTGCGCCCGATCTTGGTCGGGTGCGGCCGGCGGGTCTTGGTGACCTTGCCGGTGCTGTGGTTGGTGACCTCCGCCTCGACGGTGGTGGCGTCGTCGAAGATGGGCTGGTGGTCGGCCGTCCAGCCCTTGATGTGGTCCTCGTCCTGATCGAGGACTTCGAGCCGGACGGGCTCGCCCGCCTTGAACTCGCGGTCGGCCCGCCACCGGCTGCCGTGCCCCTCCCGGGGGACGGCTTCCACCTCGATGTACTTGCTCACGGGGTAGCCTTGGCCGCCAGGAAGGGCAGGGTCACGCCCGCGGCGCCGCGGGCCTCCACCCCCCAGTGGAACTTGCGCTGGTTGAAGACGATCGGGTTCTGCGGGTCGATCATCAGCACCGGCGTCACCGGCTTGCGCACCTGGAAGAGGAAGGGCTTCAGCCGATCGGTGCTGAAGAGGTACCAGGCCCCTGCGGTGTCGTCGACGAGGCGGGGGACGATCACCGGCGTCACCTCGCCCATGTTGATGTTCGTGGCCGCGGCGGCGCCCACGTTCTCGCTGCCGGCGACGTTGGTCGCGAGCTGCTTGATGAGGCCCGCCTTGGTGATTTCGAGGGCAATCTCGCGCAGGGCCGGCCCGACCACCAGGAGCGTCGGGGTCACCTCCAAGGGCTTGCCCGACTCACCCTTCACCGACTGCATCTGCGAATAGACGTAGTTGAAGTTGGCCTGAGTGAGCGGCCGGCCGGTGAAGAGGTTGGCGTAGGTCCCCTGGCTGCTGTCGTCGACGTCCACCGGGTGGCTGGTGTCGAAGAAGTTCTGGCCGTCGAAGCAGGTGGTGCTGGTGCCGTTGATGATGGCGGAGGTGACGAGATCGTCGCCCCAGCGGTTGCCGGCGTCGCCCATCAGCTCGGCCTTGCGACCGTAGACGCCGGCGATGTCGTCGTCGATGTCGTTGCGGTCGATCTCCATCGTGTCCTCGTAGTCGTCGTTCACGAGAGCGACGGCACGGGCCGCGATGTTCCGAGCCAGCTTGGGCCCCACCCACTTGCGGAGGCCAGGCAGCTCCGCCAGCCAGGTGTAGACGTTCTGCTTCGTCGAGGAGGGCACCTCCTCGGCGTACTGGGGCCAGAACATCTTGCGACGCTGGTACCCCTGCTGGAAGCGGAACTCGATCTGCTGGAAGAAGCTTGCGAGCGGAGTCGAATTGACAATTTCCATAACGGAAGCGTCCTCCTCAGGCGATGGTTACGGTGCCGCCGACACCGACGATGTCCCAGGCGGTGCCGTTCCATTCCAGATCCACGAACGCGTTCGCGCTCGCGAAAGTAATGGTCAGGAAGTTGTTGGGGTGAGCGGGCGTCACGACGCCGTTAGGAGTGCTAGCCGCCGACCGGCAGAAGATCGTCTTCCGCTGGCCCACGTAAGTGCCGTCGGCGAGGGTGTACGCCTTCGTGCCGGACACCGAGAGAATGCTGGTGCGCTTCGTGACCGACAGCGCGCCGCTGGCGGAGATCTGCTCGTCGGGCGCGGCCCCGAAGCTCGCGCCGCCGAGGCGCTCCACGAAGAGCGCCATCTGCAGGCTCATCGACACGTAGACGCCGATGCTGTCCACGGCGACGGCGATACCCGCCGGGCTGCGCGTGCCGCCGCCATCGGTGAGGGCCACCGTCTGATCGTCGACGGCATAGACCACGCAGGGCAGGTTGGCCTGCGCGATGGCGTCGCCCGAGGACGAGTTGCCGTAGCGGAAGACCCCCTGCTCCACCCGCGCCACCAGCGCGCCGTTGGCGCCCCCGGTGTTGTCCAGGGAGACGGTTGCCGCATGCTCAGGCGCGAAGCGGCCGCAGACCCGGAGTCCGAGCGCGGCCGAAGGCGCCACGCCATAACCGCTCGAGTCCAGCGCCACCATTCCGCCAAGGAAGACCTTGGCGTTTGCCTTCAGCGGCACGTCCACCGAGGTGACGACCGGTTCGCCGGGCCCCATCCGGAGTGTGTTGCGGGGCTTGGTCAAAGCTGCCATCTGGGTTCTCCTTGTGCGTTCCCTGGGGTCCCGTTACGAGCGGGCGGCCCGCTCCTTGGCCTCGCGCTCCGCCTTCTCGATCTTCCATTTCTCGAAGGCCACCATGTCGGTGTTGAGCTTCTTGCCCATCTCGTAGTCGGCTGCAGTGAGCACCGTGGCGGTCTCCCTGCTGGACGTCTCCTTGGTAGAGACGAGCGGCGCCACCCCCGCGGCGCCCCACTTCGCCCGCAGGAACTCGACGCCCTCCTTGGTCAGCTTCCCGCCGCCGAAGGCCAGCGCCGCCTTCTCCTCGAAGGTCTTGAGCGCGGGCGGCAGCTTGCCGGCCTTCGTGGCCTCGTCGAGGATCTTGCCCATCTCGGCCGTCAGCGCGGCCACCTCGAGCTGCGCCTTCTCGGCGATGAGCGTGTCGGCCTGCGCGGCCTTCGTCTTCCACGCCTCGATCACGCCGAGGGCCGCCGCCTCGGTCTGCTGGCCGGTGAGGGCGCAGAGCCGGGTCTGCACGGCGGTGAGAGCGGTCATCGCCGCCTTCTTGTCGTTGTCCCCGTCCGCGTCCTTCTTCTGGAAGGCGGAGAGCTGCGCGGTGAGCGCCGAGCACTTCTCCTCCATCTCCTTCACCTTTGCGGACAGAGCGGTGCAGTTCTCACAGGGCATGTTCGAGTCCTTTCCGGGAAGTGCCGTCGCGGCCGCGAGCGGCTCGATCTCGTCCATCGCGGGATCGTTGGTGAGGGCGATGTTCTTCAGGCGGGTCACCCGGCGGGTATCCTCGTCGAAGAACAGGATCGGGGAGAAGTAGCGGTATTCCGGCGCGCCCGCCGCCGGCGCCAGCATCGAGGCGGCCCGGGCGCTCCAGGAGAGCTCGACAGCCCACAGCTCGCCGTTGCGCACCTCGGGCTTGAACCAGCCCGCCGCTGGCTTGTCGGCGGGGCCGCCACCGGGGGGCGGCTGCAGGCTCTGGTGCTCGTAATCGATCTGCACCTTGTCGAGCCCCTTCGCCCGGTACGCTTCCATCACCGCATTGGCGGCCTCTTCGTCGAAGAGAAAGTTTCCCTTCTCGGTCTGGTTCCAGCCGGCCTTCAGCACGCGGAACTCGGTCGGCGCCTTCCCCGCGTCGGGGATGGACATCAAAAGTCGCGCGGATAGCGCCGCCTTCACGCGGTCCATCGTGGCGGCGCTTACACGCGCGCCTCAACTTCCCCGATTACCGCAGACGATCGCGAAGGATCTCGGCGATGCCCGGCGGATAGTCCGACGGATCCGGCTCCCAGTCGCTGCCCACCGTCGGCGCGGCCCCGAAGCCATCATCCGCCTCCGCGTCGGGCGCTTCATCATCGATGCCCTCGTCGGCCGCCTCCTCCGACGAGAGCGGCGTAATCACCGATCGGCAGTTGAAATGCAGCGGGGGCGTGTGCGCGCTCCAGAACGGATCGTCTGCGGGCCTGACCGTGCCGTCGAGGGCGGCGCAGATCTCCGACTGCCTGGCATCGTCCACACCATCGAAGCGCCAGTACGGCCGCGCCTTGCGCACCTCGGGGTGACTCAAGATCGCGTGCCGGCCCCCGTTGTAGGCGCCCATCGTGTTCGTCCGGAAGATGGTCTCGAGGCGCGAGGGATCCGCGGCGCCCCAGGCCGCCTCGAGCTCGTCGCCCACCGAGGCCTTGAAGTCCTCCAGCGTGGTCCCGTCCCGGATGGCGCGGTCGATGGCCTCCCAGACATCGTTGACGAGGTCGGCCTGCGCAGCTCCCGAGACCTTGAACGCGAACTCCCGCTCGGCCTCGGTGAGCCGCTCCCACTCGGCCTCGCTGATCGGCACGCGTTTGCGGAAGGCGCGGATCGCCTCCTCGAACCGATCGGGGTCGATCTCAGGGCCGGGCACGGGCGAGGCCCAGTAGGGGCTACTTACCGGGGGTGACGATGGGCTCGGGGACGGCGGCGAGCTGGGCGCAGGCCGCGGCCGCCTGGATCTTGGCCGCCTCCTTGCCGTGGTCGGCGATCCCCTGGCCGAGGATGAACGCCATGAGGGTGGCAGTCATCGCGAGCTTCTGGTCCTGGGGCAGATACTTATCGGGCACGAGATCCACCAGCGCGCCCACGATCGTGACGGTCAACTTCTTGTGGTTCTCGCACCACGCGCGGATCCCCGTGAGAAAGCCCATACCCCGATGCTCGCCCCGGAGCGGAAGCTCCCCAACATCACAGCGCGCCCGGGGTATGCTCCTCCTCGGTGGATCCGCTTCCCCCGGCGAGCCTGCGCGAGGCCGTTCACAACCTCGCCAACGTCATCAACATCGTGACGGTCAACGTCGCGGTGCTGGACGACATCGTCACCGGGAAGACGCAACGGGAGGCCGTCGACGAGATGAAGATCGCGCTTGAGCGCCTGCCCGAGATCATGGCCCGGCTGCGCAAGTCGGCCGACGCCCACGATCCGCGCTAGCCTCGAAGGCGTCGGGGCCGGCCCGTCGATTCCCTTGGACCCCCTGAGGACACACCACGGGCTGGCCCTGACACCTAAGCCAAGAGGTGGAACCACATCCCGGCGGCGAGCGCGGCGAACATCAGGACGAGGAGCACGATCTCCCACCACTTGTAAGGCCCGTACTGGCCGTTGTCGGTGGCCATCGTTTCACCCCGCGAGGCGGATGCGCTTGCCCTTGATGACGGCAACGATCTCCAGCTCGCCGCCGAGGGCCCGCACGACTTCACGAAGAATCGCGATGCGGTTGTTCCGGTGCTGCTCGATCCGCGAGATGAGCCCCTGGCCGACCTCCATCTTGGCCGCCAGCTCGGCCTGGGTGAGGCCGGCCGCCTCACGGAGGGCGCGGAGATCCATTTCTGCGGCGTCGCCGAGCGCGCCAAGCTTACCCCGTGGCATATGCCTTGTAGCCATCGGCGGAGAACTCCTCCCAAAACTCCGCCTTGCAGAGGCGCTCCGCCTCCCTGGCGACCTCCTCATCGGTGTTGTCGGCGACATCGTTGGCCCCCTCCGCCCAAGCGTGCGTGCGATAGCCCGCGTACCGCACCTCCACGGCGTACCGGGGAAAGATCTGCGCCAGCTTGCTGGCGCAAAACTCGGCGTAGTGCTCGGCCTCCGGAAAGTCGTCGCCCTCGTAACGGGCCATCTCCACCACTAGGCTGCGGTTGCGCTCGCTCATCGTCGTGCCCTCCATGGCTACCAATATCCTATTTCTGCATAATCGCGTAAAGGGATATTTTACGCCACGGTGCGCTCGGCTGGCGGGCCCCGCGATTCGAACGCGGTATCTCCGGCGGCTAAAGACCGGCGGGGTGCCGTGCCCCTCAAGCCCGCAAAACTAGGGGCGCGAGGGGCTTCCCTCCCCGGCCCTGCCCCCGGGCGGCGCGCTCACCCGGAGGCGGTGCCTATACCGGCTCTCGGCTGATGCCGCCAGCATGGGCCAGCCGGACGCGGCCTGGCAGGCCACGCAGAACGGATCTTTCGCCGCCGCCACCTCGCCGGGCAACTCCGGGTGCAGCATGCGCCAGCGGGCGAGCGCGTCGTCGACCTCTTCCTTCGTCGGCGCGCGCCCGAAGTGCGTGTCGGACCCGATGGCCGACTTGCAGCCGCCGCAAGTGAGGCCGGCCATCCCCGGCGGGACGCAGTAGGCGCCCGGCGCGTCGGGGTCGGCGCCGCAGTAGGTGGTCGCCAGATCGAGGCGGAGCAGGTGAACGACGAATGGGACGCGGCCGCACTGCCAGGTGACGCCGTGGGGGCACGGCGCCTTCGTGACCTGCACGATCGTGGCGTGGCAGGGGTCAGGCGGCGGGAGCATCAAGCCTTGATGACCTCGCCGTTGGTGATAAACCCGTGCCAGCCGCAGCCACCGATGCGCTGGATCGACGGAGTCAGGCTCAAGGTCTCGAACGTGTCCCCGGTCCGCGTCCAGTTGTGCGCGTCGATCGGCGGGCCGCCGTCCAGCGGCCGGTCGAACGGGACGTAGAGCGATGGGCAATCCGCTCCTCGGCAGGGGCAGGCCATGATGATGCCAACGCCCTCGCGACGCGGGGCTGGCTCCAGCTCGCCCTGCGCGTTCGTCCGGAAGACGCCCTCCCCACCCTTCCCCACCCAGCGCGGATTCAGCTCGGTCAGCCTCACACCTGCTCCTGCGCCGAGAGCCGGCCGCCGAGATAGGCCAAGAGTCGCGCCTTCTCTACCACCGTCGCCAGCTTCTCGGGCGCCATCGAATGCCGGTAGCGCACGAGGATCCGCTTCCGCAGATCCTCGTAGGAATGGCAGGCGTCGATCTCCTCCTGCATGGCCGAGAGGTCGACCGCCAGCGCCCGCGCCGCCTGGCGCTTCGCCGACGCCACCAGCCGGTCGTTGTCGCCGTAGGCGGATGCCCGGCGCCGGCCCTCGGGCGAGCGCCGCGAGCGCAGGACGGCGGGCTGCTCGATGCGGTCCACGAACCGCACCAGGGCCTCGATGGTCTGCCGGTGGCGCTCGAGGTCGGTCTCGAGCCCGCTGTGCGCCTTGTGCCCTTCGATCTGGCGCAGCCGCTCGACGGCCTCGGCCTTCGTGTCGTAGGGCCCGCCCATGTGCTTGCCGTCCTCGGCGTAGACGTTCCAGCGGCCGTTCTCCTCGCGGATCACGAGCTGCACCACCGCCGTGGCCCGGATCTTCCCGGTGCCGGTCCGGCGCCGCAGCTTGGCCTTGAAGATCTTGATGGGCGTGATGCTGATGCCGCCGATCGCGCGCTCGCCGTCGTTCCGATGGGCGACGTAGGCGGCCTTGGCGTCGTTGGGCTCGCGGAAGCCCAGCATAACCTTATCCTCGTCCCGCCGCTCGAAGTCCGGGGGGGCCATTTGATGGATAATGTGCACGTTCGGCGCGGTCTCGTCAGGACCGACGTAGCAGTCCAGCTCCTCGCCGTCGCTGCCCATGTGGCCGTCGATATAGCCGTAGTCGTGCAGCATCGTCGTCGAGCCGATGATCCCGCCCTCCGGGCCCGTCTCGCGCCAGACGCGGATGGAGCCCGCCGGGTTCTCGACGGCGATGGGCAGCCCCTGGAACTCGTAGCGCTTCACCGGCGGCGGGAGCGGGATGCGCGTGCTCGCCCCCAGCGCGGCGTTGGCCACCTGCTTCTCCTTGCCGGGGGGAGCGCCGTTCGCGCCATCGCCGCCCGCTGCCCCGTCGCCGCCCTCATTGCCTCCGTCGGCGCCGTCCCCGCCGCCGCCCGCCTGCTGCATGGCCTGCATGCGCGCCGCCTGCTCCTCGGCGGCGATGGCCTTCTGGGCGGCCTCCTCCTCCTCGGAGATCATCGGCACGCCGGCCCGGTCGAGGATGGTGCGCACGTCGATGGGCGCGGCGGCCGCCTTGAGGGAGCCGAGCGCGTCCCCGAGCATCTTGAGCGCCGTGGCCTCCTTCAACTCGTCCTCGGGGGGCTCCACCTGGTACTCGGGGCGCGGGGCGAGCTCGGGGTCTCCGAAGTTGTAGAGGGCCCACCAGGTCAGGACCTGCTGGCGGATGCACTGGGCGATGCCAGCGTCCTCGATCGCCTTGTCGATGCGCACGAGGTTCTGCACCTGCGCGGCGGCCCGCGAGCCCTGCTTGACCTCGGTGGTGAGGTTCTGGCCGAGGATCAAGATCGCGATGTCGGTGTCGAGCTGGGACTTAAACTTGTCGAACGAGTCGAACGACCGCGCCGTCGCCTCCACCAGCTTCACGTCGTACTTGTTTTCGCCGTCGATCTGGGGCGTCTCCACCACCGCGTCCGAGCCCAGCGTCGAGAGCGAGCGCGCGAAGTTCTCCTTGACGTCCTTCTCAGCGTCGGCGGGCGTCTGGGCCACTAGCAACGGGAGGCCGTGGCGCTCGTTGTAGCGGGCCCAGTCGCGGTAGTCCCACCCGCGCATGAGGTACTTGTCCGCCAGCGAGCGGACGAGCCCGGCGAGCCAGCCGTACTTGTAACCGTAGGGCGCCCAGATCACCCATTTGCCGTCGGAGTGCGGCTGCTCGTCGATGTTGGGCAGCGGAACGGTTCCCTCGCGGCAGATGAGGTGGAAGCGGTACTCGCTCCAGTCGAAGTAAAGAAACTGCGGGTGCCAGAGCCGGAGCCGCGGCAACCACCGAGCTTTTGTCGACGGCGCTGCGCCCATTGGGCTGGGCGCCGCATAGGCGACGCCGGGTGAAACCGGCGTCCACTCTTGCACCTGATAGCCGGTGTCCCACACGATCTCGGCGACGCCGATCCCGAGGCCGTTTCCCCACTCGGAGAGAGCCTTGATGACGTGCTGGGGGCAGATGGTGTCCCAGAGGCCAACGTCGTCCTGTCCGTCCCCGGCCAGCTCGCGCGCTACCCTCTCCGCCTTGGCCTTCCCGTTCGCGGGCTTGATCTCCAGCGGGGAGGCCACGAGGGCGCCCACCCGCGTGCGCATGACGCCAGTGATGCGGTCGTCCCGTCTCATGGCGTCCCAGAGCCGGGCGGAGTCGAAGAGCTGGCCCCGGTCGTGGGTGGCGAGGATCGAAGCGATCGACTGAACCGTATCGGCGCCCGCGATCGTCGAAACCGGGATGTCGCTGAACGCCTGGAGCGCTGGACGGTTGCGGGCCACTGACCGCCGATGATCCAGCGAAACGGCCGGCCGCTCAGATCCGCCGCTTCGGCATCGCCCGTCCCTCGCTGAGGAAGGTCACTGGCTGCTCGCGGAATCCTTCGTTCCAGCCTCCGCTCAAGCAGTCGACTTGATCGTCGTGGCGGTCCTTGCTGCCCCCGGTGAACACCGAGACCTCATGGAGGAAGTCCTTCAACCATGGCACCGGCCGCTCAGGCGTCGGCCGCGGCACCTGTATCCGGCCCTGGTTCCAGGCCGTCGCCGCCGGCTGCGCCCGGGTGAACTTGTCACCGAGCGGGATGCACTCCTTGATCCGCAGCGCCTTGTCCACCTCCTTCAGCATCTGCGGGACGGCCTTGAAGCCGGCCACCGACTCGATCCCCACCCGCGGGTTGCCATACCGCTCCTGGAAGGCGCGCACCACCCGTACGAACTCCGGGATCGACACCTGCTGGCGGTAGACGTCGAGCACCCGCCCCTCGGTCTTCTCGCCGTACCCGCGCAGCGCCAGCACGAGGAGCACGCTGTAGTCGGCCGAGGTCCTCTCGCTGGCCGCGGGATCGGCGTAGAGGGACAGGCGCCAGCCGTCGAGGTTGAAGCTGTCCTGCTCGTAGTAGGTCTCGGGCCCGAACACCACCGAGCCCCGCGGCCGGGGGTTGCCCTGAAAGAGGCTGGCGAAGGTGTAGTCGTTGATCTTGCGGACGCTCTCGAGCTTTGCGAGCGGGTGCTGCTCGGGCCAGAGCGGCTCGCCGGGCTGGCGCCCGAGGGGATCTCCGGGGCCGGCAATGGCCGCCAGGTTCAAGTACTCCCAGCCGTGCTCGCGCGTGAGGCGGCCGATGAGGTCGTCGGTCACCCACCGCGTGTGACAAATGATCACGCTCTGGCCCTCGTCGCGGGTCATCACCACGTCGGAGAAACGATCCCAGATCTTCTCGCGGATGGTGGGGCTCTCGGCCTCCTCGCGGTCCTTGTAGGGATCGTCGAACACCATCAGGCCCTGCACGCCCTTGCCGGTGAGGCCGCCGCCGGCGCCGGCCGACAGCAATCCGCCGCCGCGGCTCGTGCGCCACTCCGCCTTGGTGTCGAGGTCGGACATGGGCATGCCGAGGCGCCCGATGAGCTGGCGGGCGATCTCGGAGCGGGAGGTGGCCTGCGTCTCCGAGTACGACACGTATGCGCACGTGTCAGTGGGCGTGGCCCAGATCCACCAAGCGAGGGCCCGCTGCAGGGTGACCGTCTTGGCGTGGCGGGGGGGCATCGAGATGCACACCCGGATCTGCTCGCGGCGGGCGCGCTCGATGATATCGATGAGCGGGGTGAGGTGGCGCGGCGGGGGCTCGTGGGGCACGTAGGCCGCGAGGAACTCCCGGAACGTCAGCGGCCCTCGCTGCGCCTGCAGGAGGGCCAACTCTTGGCGGTCGAGCTCGGCGAGGCGCCTACGTATCGTTGCGGGGCGCATCTTGGGCAACGACCGCGGCCAGGAGCTGCGCCCGCTCGCTGCGGATGGCCTCGAGCCGCTTGCGCACCTGCTCGGACGTCATCGTGGATGGATCCAGCGGGTTCGCGGCGGGCACCAGCGGGGCGCCGTCCTCGCCCGACAGCTCCAGCTTCTCGGGCATGCGTACCCCGAACCGATCGAGGTAGTCCCTCAGCGCCCACTCGTGCCCTTGCAGCGCCAGCTCGCGCAGCTTGACGACGGCCTGGTCGAGGAAGCTCTTCTCCTGGTTCCGGAGGGCCTTGAGGTATTCGCGGCGCTCGTAGGAGAGGCCCCCGGGGTTGCCGCTCTGGCCCTTCTGCCAGGGGCGCCCGGAGCCACGCTTCTTGGGCTTGTCCTCAGGGGGCATACGGCTCTACTCCTTCCAGCAGTTTCTCGATGGTGATGGTGTGTCGCTCGCCGCACTCGCAGCGGATGGGCGGCAGCTCGAAGAGCTCGCCGGTGAGGGTGTTCCAGAGCGTGGGGGGCACGGTCTGGAGGATCTGCGCGTGGCGGCGGAAGCCGTCGAGGAAGCGCACCGTCACGGTGTCCCCGTCGACACGGATCGGTTCCTCCTGCCTGGGGTCCTCGCGCAGCTCGATGGCCCACGCCTCCTTCCGGGCGGCGCCCTCGGCTCGGACGAGGTGCCGCCTCATTCGCTGCCCCACGACCGCAGCTTCTCTTTCAGCTCCTCACGGGCGTCGATCTCCGACTGCCGCGCGCCCTCCAAGCTGACGTTGAAGAGCTTCCCCAGCTCCTCCAGCGAGATGTTGGCGGTGAGCAGCGGGTCGTCCTCCACCCGCGAGCCCTCGCGCTCGGCGACGTCCAGCGAGCAGCTCTCGGCCATCTCCAACACATCGAGGTGTGGGAAATTCAGCTTGAGCCAGCCGCGCTCGGTCACGTCGAGGTAGAGGTGGTGCCGGCAGCTCACGAACGGGCACGGCCGGGGGACCGAGGCGCAGTCGCCGCGCACCCGCGGCCGTGGGATCTCCACCTCGGCGCCGGCGAGCTGCTGGCGGGCCTGGGCGATGGCCCGCTCCTTGGCGCTGAGGCGGCGGCGGGGGAGGCTCATGGGGCGGGGAGCGCTGCTCCATTTTCTGTCCGGCTGGCGGACGGTCCAGGGGCGCTGGGCCAGCAGATCCTCGGGCCACAGGTCGAACTGGAGGCGGTCAGGCTGCGGGAGCCCGGCCGGCGCGGGAACGCCCCGTCTGGGGCCAGCCAGCGCGCTTCGGGCCCACGCCCGGGCGAGGTCGGAGGCGGCGAGGGTCCAGTCGAACTCGGCACCGATGACGGGGGTCATGAGGAGCTGGCGCGTCATCGGACGGGCTCCGCCTCGGTGAAGACGTGGAACACCAACTGGCCGCCCATGAATTGCACCGTGCCGAGGTAGTGCTTCGGTGCCTCGGCGGTGACGATGTGCCCCGTGCCGTGAACCCACACCCGCATTTCCGCGGGTTCGGCGTTGGGGTCGACCAGGGCCCATAGACAGAGCTGCCCATGCTGAACCTGGACGGCCAGCGGCTTGGCGCCCTTACGCGCCGGAATGGTCTGCTGGTCGACGGTCAGCAGTGGGAACTTCCAGATCGTGGTCGTCATCGGCGGCCTCCAAACGCGCGCGCGACCTCGATGACCACGGCGGCGCCGATCGCCAGCCATACCGTCGTCCACCACGGGTGCTCGAAGAGAATCCCCATTACCGCTCATCCCCCTTCGGCCGCCTCTCCATGGCCAGCGCAGCGCGGGCCGCCGCGACCAGCATCTCGCCCAGTTCGAGGGCGGCGACGGCTGTCAGCGTGTCTCTGTCGACTGCCCCGGAAACGACGGGCTTGAACTGAATGAAGACCTCAGGCGCGCCGTAGCGGTTGAGCCCGGGATGGAGCCTGACATGCAAGGTGTCACCCTCGAAGAACAGCATCACCGCCCCTCCCCGGCCACCGGCTCGAACTCCCAGCGGGCGACGTCCCAGTCCGCCGCCGGCAGCCCTCGAGACCGGAAGTAGTCCGTCAGCGCCGCCCGCATCCGGGGTGCCAGCGTCGCCACCATCGGGTGCTGGTGGAGGTCGCAGGCGGGGTTGCGCCGGAACACGATCCGCAAGGGCTGGCCGCTGGCCGTGGCCGCTGGCGGTGGCAACTGGATCACCGGGTAGACGCTCGCCGGCCGGGTGCACGTTTGGTAGGCGCAGGGGATCTGGTCGGCGGTGAGCGGCTCGGGGGGCGCGGCCGGCGGCGCGACGGAGCCGGGGACCGGCTGGAGGAGGCGCTGGGGACCGGAGCCCTGGCCGTAGATGGGCAGGTGGATCCGGTTGTTGGCGGGGTCCAAGAAGCGAGCGCTCTGCATGGTCTATGGCCTCCCTTCCTTCCGTCGACGATCTCGACAGTCACGCACCATCTCGCCGCAGCAGGAGCAGAACACGCCGTCGGCGCCCGGGGACGGAGCCGAAGCCGCGTCCCCGGGCGCGTTGGGCATCGCGTGCTGTGCACTCGATTCTGTTTGGGGCCGGGCGCTCGGCGTGAATAGGCCGCGTACGAGAATGTGCCGCGCCTCCTCCAGCGCCGACAGCATGGTCAGTCCCTCGGCCGGGCCGGCGGAAACGGATCGCTCCGCTCCGCCGGCCGGCACCGAGGGGGCAGCCGCCGCGCCCGCGGGTTGCGTCGAAGCGCCAACCTCCCGCGGGTCGCGATTGACCACGGCCGCTTCCAAATCTTCGAGCCCCATGCCCTCGAAGGGCGTACCGGGGATAAGCGCCAGCGCCCGGGCCAGCA